GGACCCTGCACTTTGCAACAGAATCGTCGACCAGCGGCTACACCGTAGAGATCTGGCTCACCGGCTACCGCTACCCCACCCTCGCGGACCTGCTGACCGAGACGCAGGCCCAGCAGGAGGCCACCCATGACGCTTAATACCTACTCTTGGGCCCTGGAGGTTGATCGCAATAAACAACACATTTTTGACCGCACTTTTTAACTTTTTGAGCCGGTTCTTTGCCGCTTTGGCGGAAGAACAGGCAGAACAGGAGGACACAATGGCATCTGTGACCGAGTGGACGGGAGCACCACCCTACCGCTACATCGACGTAAGTCGGTATCAGGGCGGCATTACACCGGAGGGCTGGAAGAAGGTCAAGGCCGCTGGCTATCAGGGTGTCATGCTCAAGACCGTCAGCACAAACCGCAGGCTCTCCAAGCGAGCAGACGGCCTGTACATCGACCCGACCTTTGAAGCAAACTACCGCCATGCAAAGGCGGCAGGTCTGGCGGTGGGCGTGTATTACTACACCTACGCCACCAGCGAGGCGATGGCCGATGCAGAACTTTCCCTGCTGGCTGACGCCCTGCGTGGCAAGACACTGGAAATGCCTGTGGCAGTGGACGTGGAGGACAACAAATTCAGGGTTCTTGGCAAGCAGGCGCTGACCGACCTGACAGCCTACGCCCTGAAAAAGGTGGAGGACATGGGCTTTTATGCCCAGCTCTATACATACACCAGCTTTGCTAAGACGCGCCTGTATATGGGCGGCGCTGCTCTCAGCCCCTACGACGTTTGGCTGGCCGACTACACCGGCAAGACGCCTGCCGTAACCTTTGCCTACAACGCTCACCAGCACACCAGTAAGGGCAGCGTTCCTGGTATCTCCGGCAACGTAGATCTCAACGTCACTACCCTCAACTACCCCCGTATCATCAGCAAGAAGGGTCTGACCCGTCTCCGGGAGGGTAAATGACCGAAAAAGAAGCTTTACTGTGGGTGCTTGGCATTCTGGGCAGCCTGTGCGCTGCGGCCATCACCATCGACAAGGTGCTGGAAATTATCCACAAGTACATCAAAAAGGCGCAGGAGCCCGACGATGCGCAGAACAAGCGGCTTGACGAGATGGACAAGCGCTTGCAAACGCTAGAAACGGGCTATGCGCAACATTCTTTGGCGCTTGGGCGCGATTTGTCCCGCTTCGGGGAAATCGACGAAGTAAACCGCCTGACGCTTGAAGCCGTTCGTGCCCTGCTGGAAGCACAGCTGACCGGAAACAACGTGCCCGCTATGCAGGCCAGCAAGGAAAAAATCGATAATTACCTCATGGAAGGAGTAACAAAACATGGAAGCAATGCTTAACTTTATCCCCACCCCTGTCGCCCTGGTTCTGATGGCCCTGGGCTTTATCTCCCTGGCAGTTGGTGCAATTCGCCTGGGCTATAAGCAGTACGTCAAGCAGTGGGCCCTGGAACTGGTGACCCTGGCAGAAAACAGCATCATGGGCAGCGGCCAGGGAGCCAAGAAAAAGGCACAGGTCTTTGCCGCACTGCGCGGCGCACTGCCTGACTGGCTGAAGCCTTTTATCACCGATGAAGTGCTGGACAGTGTGATCGAAAAGGCTGTCGGCATGATGAAAAAGGCACTGGCAGAAAAGAAGCCTACCATCAACAAGGAGTAATTTATGATTAAGCAAAGCGTATCTCTCGCATCCAATGGCGTCGTCAAAGTGCCGGGCTATGAGCAGCTGGTGCGCTTTGGCTACACCAAGAACCGGGGCGTGTACCGCCTGCACGTCGATGCAACCGGCGAGTGGGCAGGGCTGGCTATCCGCTGCTTCTGGCACGTCCCGGACGGCTCTGACCCGGCGTCCACGCTGGTGGTGGACGGCTATGTGGCCGTGCCTGCCAGCGTGACCGCACAGCCCGGCAATGGCTGCATCACATTTGAGGGCAGTGATGGCACCAAGACCGTGACCAGCGCAGACCTGCGGTATCGTGTCAGCGCCAACAGCGGCACGGATGACGGCAGCATGCCGGAGCCTGGCACACCTGCCTGGCAGGAGCTGGTGGGGGCCGTGCACACCGATGCCACCGCCGCAGAGCAGGCCAAGACCGATGCACAGACGGCAGCACAGCAGGCTGGGGCATCTGCCGGTGCTGCTTCCACAAGCGCTGCCAATGCTGGTCAAAGTGCCCAGGAAGCTGCTGACAGCTTGCAGGAGCTGAAGGACGGCATTGCAAGCGGTGACTTCAAAGGCGAGAAAGGCGACAAGGGCGACACTGGCCCCATCGGCCCGGTCGGCCCGCAGGGTGAGACAGGCCCTCAAGGCCCAACAGGCGCTACCGGAGCCATTGGTCCGCAGGGTGAAACTGGGCCGCAAGGCAAGCAGGGCCCGCAAGGCATTCAAGGCGAGCGTGGCCCGCAGGGTGCACAGGGGCCGCAGGGCGAAAAAGGTGATACCGGACCGCAAGGCCCTAAAGGCGACCCCGGCCCTGCCGTTGCACTGGACACCACCCTCACCCACGAGGGCGAAGCCGCTGAAGCAAAAGCCACAGGTGACGCGATCAGCGCAGTCAAGACCCGGCAGAACATCCTTATCGGCACGGAGACAGGCAACCCTATCTCCGTTGACGACGCTTTTCCTGCGCCCATGTGCGGCCTGACCGTGTACGGCAAGAGTACGCAGGACGGCACACCCACGCCGGATGTACCTGTGCCTATCGTGAGCGCTGGTGACGGTGGGAGCGTGACGGTGAAGGTTACGGGCGCAAACATGCTAGAGAGAACTAAACCCGGTGTGAAATCGACCGCAAACGGAATAACTTATACTACCTATGAAAATGGTATTTTAATTACTGGCACAGCTACCAAAACTTTTAACATAAGCTTACACGAAGACTTGAAGCACCGTTTAACTCGTGGCGTTTACTACTTAACGACTAGTGGGCTAAGTCCTTCTACTGTGCTCAACTTCTATTTCATCAATAAATTTAACTCTGATGTGCAAAACCAGAAAGTAACGCTTACCAAAGACGTGGAGTATTCACTCGTCCTGCAAATCTTAGAAGGTGCAACATTAAATACCACTGTTCAAGTGTCTTTAACGAGGAACAAAATCGCCGCTTACTCCCCCTACCGTGAACAGCTCCTCACCCTGCCCACTCCCACTGGTCTCCCCGGCATCCCTGTCACATCTGGCGGCAATTACACTGACCCGCAGGGCCAGCAGTGGGTGTGCGACGAGGTGGACTTGGAGAGAGGAGTGAAGGTGCAGAGAGTTGATAAAGCGGCTTTCGACAGCACAAAGCCGCTGGCTGAGCAGAATGCAATACTCGCCACCCCCATCGAAACTCCGCTCACCCCTGACGAAATCGCCGCCTACAAAGCCTTCGTCACTTACGGCCCTGACACGGTAGTGCAAGCGGGTGACGGTGCCGGGGTCAAGCTGGAGTACCAGCGGGACGTAAACATCGCCATCAAAAAACTTGAGGACGCAATCGCGTCTATGACTACCACATAAGGAGGTACTTATGGCAATTAAATCCAAAGCCCGCCATGACCTGACACTGCGCTCCATTAAGCGGGAAATTACAGCAGGACGCGATGTTGCGTTCTGGCTGGATAAAGCATACGTGCACTACGACAACGGATTGCTGACCGCAGATGACATCGCAGAGGTTGAAGCCCTTGCGCAGGCGTACTACGATGCGCTGGACGCTGAGGATGCGGCGAACGCCGAGGAAATTACGCAGTAAGGAGGATATCATGGCAAGCACTACATACGAGCATTTTGTTGACATCAACAAAATGTCCGCCGCACAAGAGCAATTTCGGCACATCACGAAAATGGTGACAAAATGTCACCGGTTCGCCGTGCTTGTCGATATGGTGCGCAACGCGGGACAGCTGCCGCAGCCTTTTTGGCTCGGTGCTGCCTGTGGCGGCGGCTCGTGTAGTGCTGCCCGCTGCACTGCAAGGACTTGACCGACAGCAGATGACCGCCGCCATCAAAAACGCACCGCTTGGGAGGGTAGACCGTAAGATAGCCTTACTGCGGTACGTTGAGCGGCTCCCGCTGCCGGACATTGCAGCACAGACACATTACAGCCGGACGGCGATAAGCTACCGGCTGAAAGGCATTGAAAAAATGCTGAATGCGTGATATAATATTTGTACCGTCCGAAGTAGCGTACACACACTTCGGAGAAATGTGTACAGAGAGCCAGCGGAAGAACGTTTACCCGCTGGCTTTTCTTTTTGCACGAATTGTGGTATAATAATCTCAACAAATCCTCCCGGCCTCTCGGAGAAGCGCATTAGGGTGGATATTTGCCAGCTAGCCCAGTGCTTTATCTGGGAATGAAAAAAGCGGTTGCCAGATAGGCGCCGACCAGTCTCCCGCCCGCCTACTTATAGTGCGTACCATGCGGGAGACGATTTTATATGAATTATGGCAAATAAAATATATCACTTTTTGTCCCGTGTCTTGTTCGCTTTGATTATTTTTGGGGCGACATCAAGCGTTCTAAAAACCGTCCTTCCGTTTTGGCATAGTGCATTTATAGGCGTGGTTTCATCGGTATATGCGTCTTTGCATTATACGCCATACGATTTATGATTTGAAAGGCTACGGCCTTTGTAGAGAGTGGCACTGCCTGTGGGCGGTTCCGCTCTTGATTTTAGACTTTGCCGTTTTGACGGTATAAAAATCCCCTGCTTTGCCGAAGACCTGCGCTCCACACGGGGTACTTTGTAGGCAAAGTGGGGGATTTTGTTTTATTCGCACTAGTTTTGTCAAAAGCATTGCCATATATTGGATAATGTGATATCTTAGCATTGCACTCCAATGTGTGCATCTTTACAGTTAAGCGCTCATGCAGATTTTTCCGTGTGGGCGCTTTTCTTTTTTTGTCCTTCGTTGTACCTTCGTTGTCTTTTGTTTTCTGCCGATGCAGTACACTGGATGCACAAGGAGGGATGCATTATGAGTTATTATCCGACACCCGGAACACCTTATGTTCCGCAACAGCCTGTTAATCCTTACGGCGGCATGGGCACAGTTGGGCTTGCCACCCCCCTGCCAAACACGCAGATGCAACAGGCGCAGCCGCAGCGTCCGCAGCCGATGAATGGGCAGCAGCCTGTTCAGCAGTCGGCACAGGACGGCGGTTGGCTGCTTGGCAGACCTGTTTCCAGCAGGGAAGAATTTCTGGCAATACCGTCTGACCTGTACGGCAGACCGACCTACTGCCCAGACTTGCGCAGTGGTGTGATCTACTGCAAGCGTCTCAACCCGGACACCTGCGAATCCTATGTGCAGGAGTTCTACAGCCCGGAAGCATGGCGGCAGATGCAAGCACAACAGGCACAGCAGACCGCTGCACCGACACAGCAGTATGTGCCCATTGAGCAGTACAACGCCCTCGTCCACCGTCTGGATGAGCTGGAAAAGTGGCAGAAGAGCTTCTCTAAGCCAGCTGCCGCAGCAAAGAAAGGAGAATAACAATGTCCTCTCCGTTTGATATGATTACTCACAGCCCTATTATGCAGCTGGCAAATCTGGCTCGTGCCGGGCAGAACCCGATGGGGCTTATCCAGCAGCTGGGTGGGCAGAGCGCACCCATCATGCAGGGCTTGAACCTGATTCAGGGCAAAAACGAAGCGCAGCTCCGAACGATGGCGCAGAACTTAGCCAAAGAGCGTGGCATCGATTTAAACCAGTTGGCAAGCGCCCTGAATCTGACGCTGCCCCGATAACGCATCCCTCTAAGCGAAACGCTTCTCAGTTTTGCGGACTTGACAAAAACCGCTTTTGTTTGGCTTCGCCCATCGCACACGGCGGTGGGATAGCATAACGCAAAACTGAAAGGAGTTTTGTTATGGACGATTTTGCAACTGGCTATCTGGCTGGGCAGGACGGCGGCAATAACAACGGCGGATTCTTCGGCAACGAAGGTCTGTGGGCTGTTATTATCCTTGCCATCATCTTCGGCTGGGGCACAAACGGCTATGGCCGGAACGGTGGTGACAACGGCATGAACGCCTACATCCCCTATCTGGTCGGCACTGGCGCAACCGGTCAGGGCGGTGCAGACACCCGTGCGGCTCTGTCTGAGGGCTTCTACCAGCAGGATACTTCCCGTTCTCTGGCGGGCATCCAGAGCGGTATCTGCTCTCTGGGCTATGACCAGCTGGCGCAGATGAATGGCGTCAACACAAACATCGCAAACGGATTTGCTGGCGTGAACAGTGCCATCTGTCAGCTTGGCTACCAGAACGCACAGCTGGTGAACGGACTGGAACGCAGCGTGTCCAACGGCGACAACGCCATTAGCCTTGCCATCATGCAGGAGGGCAACGCACGGCAGGCTGGTCAGACCGCACTTGCCACGCAGTTGGCATCTTGCTGCTGCGAGAACAAGCAGCTGATCGGCGACCTGAAGTACACCATCGCAACGGAGGACTGCGCTACCCGTCAGGCTATCGCAGACAACGCCCGCGCCATCGTGGACAACTGCAACGCCAACTTCCGCAGCATGATGGACTACTTCACGCAGGACAAGATCGCAACTCTGACCGCTGAGAACCAGAGCTTAAAGTTCGCGGCTTCTCAGGATCGTCAGAATGCGCTTCTGACCACCGTGATGTCCCAGCAGACTGATACCATCCTGAACCGGGTCAATCCTCGTCCGATTCCCGCTTATCAGGTGGCAAATCCCAACGCGGGCGTGAACTGCTGCGGCTGCTGCTAACCAACACACTCCCCGATAACACCGGGTGAACCATCGGGGCAGGGGTAAGACACCTCTGCCCCTGATTTTTTAGGAGGAAAACATTATGGCTTGCAAAACAAGCTGCCGTCTGTGCCCGCACCTCGTCATCTCGAATGCGGTCACGTTCGCCAATGACACGCTGACCATCAACATCCCTGCTGGCGCATACCAGAACGGAGAGAAGTATTGCATCGTGGTTGCCCAGAGCATCCCGGACACGACCACCATCAACGCTCCTGTGGTCATTACCATCGGCGCAGGCACTACCGCATACCCTCTGACCGACTGCAACTGCGCTCAGGCAACTGCCGAGAGCATCCACACCCGCACCCGCTATGCTACCCGCGTTGCAACGTCTGCGACCGGCACCGGCACGTTCAAGTATCTTGGCTGCTTCTGCCGCTCCCACGCTGGTGCGCCCGCGTCCATTTCTTGAGGAGGTATAGATTATGGGCAAGAACAATTTTCGCCGCATGATGATGCTCCGTGACCACGACAAAAACCGTGAGCCGGAACGTGACCGCCTTGAGGAAGAGCGTGACCGCAGGGAGCGTGAGATGGAACGCCGTCTGCGTAAGCTGGAAGGTGGCAACGACCGCCATCCCTACTATCCGCAGGAGGAAAACCGCTACATCGACCCTTACCCTATCTCCCGCTACCCTGACGTAGAGTATGGGCGCAAGATGCCGCAAATCGGTTTCTCGCAGAACGGCGACTGGGATAAACGGTCTGGTCAGTATGAACATGGCGGTGCGGACAGCCGCTCCATCAAGATGCCACGCCAGCACCTCACCCACGATGAAGCGGAGGAATGGTGCGACAGCATGGTGAACGCTGACGGCACAAAGGGTTGCCACTGGACGTTGGAGCAGACGCAGGACGTTGCCAAACAGCGCAACATCACTTGTGACCCGAACGATTTCTGGGCGGTCATGAACATGATGTACTCGGATTATTGTCAGGTCGCAAAGCGTCAGTCCGTTGACACTCCGGGCTTCTACGCTGACATGGCAAAGGCGTTCCTTGAGGACGCAGATGCCGCAGACGGCAAGGCATATCTCTACTGGGATTGCATTGCTGATAAGTAAAACGAAACCCCTGTGCGGTCATTACGACTACACAGGGGTTTATTGTTATCTCCAAATCATAAAGCACTTATTGTCTACGCAATCTTGAAGAATTTCTTTGAAGTCCTTGAACTTTGCAGGATTTTCTCTGCCCGCATATCCGTAAATAATGCTATCGTCATAATCACCTATAACTTTCAAGATTTGCTTGCAGGCACCGTATCTGATTTTTCCGTCACAGTCCGATTGATAAAGGAAATCTGCAATTTTGATTGGAAGTTCCTTGCTTTCAACCAATCGCTCTGTTTCGTCATTGTACGATTCAAGAGCGTGTTCTTTTTCGGGAGATGGTATGTCGAAAATGTCATCAAGCTTTTTATAGTGTTCTCCGACTTCCGAACTAACAAGTTCTGCAACTTTCGTTCTCAACTTGAAAAAACCGAAATAGCCCACATCTATTTCACGCCCAGTCTTTTTGCATTTGATTGTTACGCCCATTCGTTAATCCTCCAAGAAATCCTCCAACTCAATCTTCCCCTCTGCCGCTGCAACTGCCAGAGCGTACACGAACTGCCCAATCGTCATTCCGTGCCGTCTGGCTTCACGGTTGATGTACTTGCGTTCTTCCTCGCTCATAAGAATGGTAATACGCTTTGAACGCTTGCCATCACCGCTTGCAACGCCCTGATGCGATTCCGGCATCGGGATTTTTTTCTTTGTCAAACCGGCTTCAGCTAGCGCGCCGGGAACATCGCCTTGTTCGATAAGACGCTGAACTTCTTTCGCCTGTTTCAGCTTCTTTGGCTTACTTTCGCTTATTACGGCTTTGTTTGGCTGCGTTTCGCTGTCTTTGGCTTGCTTCGGCTTAATACTGCTTAACTGTGCTTCATTAGGCTGTGTACGGCTGTCTGTGGCTTCATTAGGCTTAATCAATGCTTGTTCGGCTTCGTTCGGCTTCGCTTGGCTTACTTCTTCTTCCTTTGGCTCACTTCGGCTTAATGGCTGTTCCGAAAAAATAGGCTGAAAATCAAACCCGCCAAGCAGACCCGAAGATTTTTTGCTGGTTGACTTCATTCTTCTGTACCTTCCTTACAATACTTTTCATCAACAAACTGACCTTCTTCATCTATAAAAAATTCATTTTCCTCCCATCTTGCATCACAATTTTCATAATCTTCGCAAGATGCGACAGAACAGCCGATTCCTCCGCATTCTGTTTTCTTAAATTTTGTTGAAATCTTACCGTTTTTCCTTATTTTGTAATCTAAAGAATACTGGCACAAAACACTTACCACAATGTCTTTTCCACACAACGGACATGACTTTATAATTTTACTCATTTTCTTTTCCTCCACAATCATCTTTGCTAAAGCCTTGAAAGCAAGCCTGAGGATTTTTTGCTGGTTGATTTCATTCCTCTTCCTCCCAATCTTCATCAAGGTCAGGAACGGTCGGCAACGGCATCCAGTGAGTTATATTATGCGGCTTTCCGCTTTTGTCCCGCCATTCCTTAAAATCTTCTTCATAGCTTACAATTTCTACATCGTATTCGTCTTTGCTAAACCCGATAACGTATGGGTTTAGTTCATCTGGCATTTTATCTTCTGATTTTGCCCATTGATTATTTGCAAGTTCTTTCTGCCACTTTTTGCAATACTTTTCAGCTAGATACCACTGAGAATGAAACGCCATTTCTTTCTCTTTATCGGAAAGGTCATTAAATGAAAAACCAAAATTGATAACGTAGACTTGCTCCGTGTCATCAACACAAGTTGCATTCAAAAGATGTGGGTAAAAATCGCTCATTTTGCATCCCCCTCTACAATCATCTGCGCCAACGCCTTGAAATCCTCTGCGCTGGTACTCTTTGCCGTGTCACCGCTAAACAGGCTGTGCCGCTCTGCCTGCGCCTTACGAACGCCCATAGACGGTCTAATCTTCACGTCAAGCAGCTTTGTTCCCATGCTCTGTGCAATCACAGGGAGCTGCTCCACAACCTCTTTAGACAGGTTCTCACGGCTCTTGTACTGGTTCAGGAGCAGACCTTCAATCTTCAAAGCCGGATTGAAGTATCTACGAACATCGCCGATGGTCTGCGAAAGCTGGCTCAAACCAGCCAGTGCGTATCGGTCTGCTGTGATGGGTACGATGATGCTGTTGGCGGCGATCAGCGCGTTCACAAGCGCAAGACCAAGCTGCGGGGGAGTGTCCAGCACAATGTATTCGTACTGCTCAGACACGCTTTCAAGGGCTTCTCGCAGCCGGAAGTTCTTGCCCATGTCCCGGACAAGCTGTTCGTCAATGTCCTTCAATGCGTTGTCGGACGGAAGGATGTCACCAGCTTCACAGTGCTGGATTCCTTCTTCGACCGTCCCTTGTCGTGTCATCACGTCAAACAGGGTGCATACATCCTCTGTCTGTGCACCGTAGGTGTCCGTTGCATTGCACTGGGCATCGCAGTCCACCAGCAGGACTTTCTTGCCAAGCAACTGCAACGCACCAGCCAGACAGGTGCTTGTGGTGGTCTTTCCTGTGCCGCCCTTCTGGTTGGCGACAGCTATGATTTTTGCCATTTTATCACTCTTTCTTTATTGCACGTCCCATTCTTCAAAATAGGGTTTCGTGCTTGCTTGATATGCGTCTTTCATCATTTCGGAGATATATTCTTTTGCTTTTTCTTCGGAAGAAAACACACCCTCTATAGATAAATCGTCCATACATCCTGCAAGAACCACATAAACCTTGTTCATCGTTTTCTCCTTTCTGCTTCATCTGCTCATTCTGCCGTATGTGCTGCATCTGACTACTTCAAGAAGCTATCATCAAACGTAGCATAATCGTCAAGATCTGCTTCTTTCAAAATTGAGTACATATAAGCGCCGGGGTCTTTTTCGATTTTTTCAAGCCGTTCACTGACAAGAACCCTATAAGCGTTTTGAAAGATATTCACAACAGCTTCTTTTTTCTTGTTAGGCTTGATGTTCGGATACTTCTCCGGCAATCTCTTTGCCACCAGCTTTGCGGTCAAGATACACTGGCTTTTAGACATCTCCGGCGCAATAGATGCCCAATCCACATCCTCGTATGCGCCGCTGCGGGGCTTTCTGGCAGGTCGTTGGCTCTTTGGAATATCTTTTAGCTCTACGCTTTCAACCTCGTTAGCTTCCACGTCTATGACTGGCTCATTAGACTTGAAAGCTACATTGAACTTCACAGCAACCGCATTGCGACCTCTCATGACCTTGTCATATTCAACGCACAGGTCTGATACTTCGTTTATTTCAGCTACCGCAATATCAATGACACGCCGCCTAAGATGCTTGAACTCTTGATAGCTAGGTTCTCTTGCACCAAGCTGTTCCCTTAATCTATCCAACGTAATTTCGGGCTGGCTCACGCCACGTCCGATGAACTCTCGGAGAATTGAATACAGCAAAATGCTATACTGCGATTTCATATTCGCTGTGTAGCGTAAACGGTACTTGACATATCCACGCTCTGCAATGTCGAAGAAAACAGGTTGCAGAAGCGGGTTACAACATAACGAAACAGTAATATTCATCAAGCTAGGTTCAAAGTTTACAGTTGCTCTACTGAACAGGGGATACAAGTCAAACGAGCCTGAACCGTCACCTCTAGGAACTTCAACGGAGTTGTCGATGAAATGCTTGACCTGTGCTTTCAAATTCCTAGAGTTGATTTTCAACCCCAAAAACTCGCAATACTCTTGTAACGTAAACTGAACCGTTGAAGTTTCAGGGTCTCTCGGATTGATACGGCTAAGATAAACTTCAAGTAACCGTAGTTCTCCTGCTGTATAATCAGTGAACTTTGCCCAAACAAGCTGTCTGCTTTTTTCAACCAAGTTCCCGCCTTTAATATCAGACAATCTTATCACGCCTCCTCTCGTATAAGAGTATATCACAGATAGGTGTACAAGTCAATAGCAAGTGTACACCTATTTCCACTTTTTGTACACCTAACTGTCCACATTTCGTACACCTATTTCCACAATCTGTACACCTATATCCATTTTTTGTACACCTCTTTACATTATATAAAACAAGACTATTAACAAGATTATAAAATAACTTCTACTAATAGCAGAAGAAGAAAATTTTCCACAAAATCTTTTCTTTCTATCTTAAAAAGTGGAAAACACAAAGCGAATACTGTCAAATAAACAGCTGTTCAACATCCAAAAGGTTGAAACGCTTAACGGTTAGGTTTACCTAACGTGTACAAAAAGTGGATGAAAAACTTTTAAGCCAGTGCTATGGGGGACAGATTGACAAGATGACCAATCACAGGCAACAGACTGACGATAATTCGTTATTTATTCCGCGCGAATGCTGCCGATTTATAGCCTATGGGGGACAAATTGACAAGGTAAATTTGCCCGATAGGTGTACAAAAAGTGGATGAACGTGGACAAAATGTTCTTCAAAAACTGCGATAATTCGACAATCAGCCAGTTATATTATTGGGATTCACGGTATAGGAATCGTTGGACTTCATGGCTGCTTCTGTTCCAGCATCCTGCGCCTGATAAAGAATCTCCATCTTTGGGGCGGTTCCGTTCGGGTCTGGGTCTGTTCCGGTAGCCTGCGCCATCTCATAGCTACCAGACACCATCCGGCAGACAGCGACCCTGTCCTTGAGCGGCGTGTGGAGGTTTGCCAGAATCTCCGTCAGCACGCCGATGTGGTCTGAGCCGTGATCTCCGTACCGGATGTACAGCAAGGCATCTATTTCATAGGAAGAACATTCCATCATAGCATCTATGAGAGCCTTCCGTTTCTCCAGATCGGAAAGGTCGTCCTCAAGGTGTTCCAGCAGTCCCGGATGAATGCAAGCGTCCATGTATCGAGCCACCGATACGCCGCAGCAGGTGAACCAGCGCATAGCCATCGGCAGGGAGATGGCTGCCAGACCTTGCTCCCAATTTGCTATCGTGCCACGATTTACACCCATCTTTGCCGCCAACTTCTGCTGGCTCAAGCCGGAACGCATTCGAGCTATCTCTAATGCTTTGGCTGTTCTTACTAAATACTCATCCATAAATTCTCACCCTTTCAACAAAATCCGGCAAAACTGCCGGGTTCGACAAGCCAAAAAATGGAAAAAGCTGCTATGGAGAACCAACAGCAGCCTGTGTTATAACTGTACCATCGAAAAAACAATCAAAACAGGAGGTAACAACATGATTATCATTGACGGTATGCCCGCATCTGAACCGAACGAAAACAAAACGCCGAAAACGTGGGAGGGTTAGTGTATGAACCAGATTGACACCATGCTCATTCCCTATGCCCGTCAGACCGCCTTAAAGCTGGTCTACAACCTCTCGAACAACGATGCCGATAAGTCTGCTTATGAAGAAGCAAAAAACGTTCTTGAACGCGCCGTAGCCGCCTTAGACGATGGGCGAGACCCGGCAGACAGCATCGAACGCATTGACGGAAAGCTCGTAGAGCTGTGATTGGAGGAAAGATGGACTTTACAAACGGATTCTATAAAACAGAAAACCCTGTTGCTCTTGAAGAAGTGAAAACCTTCCTTCAGTCAATGGAACGGCGTGGAGCAACCGTGAAGGACTTAGACGATGCTATTGTGCAGCTAAACAATGTTTCGCACAGCATCAGTACAAACGCTCTCGTCAAAGCAGATGTGCTGGACGATTTACCGAATAACCCCTTTCGTTCCATGCTCAACGGAATGTTACAAAGCAAAGGGTAACTTAAACTTAATGTGGCTCTTAATCATTGTCATTGCAATTTTTGGTTTTCCTGATACAAAGTAATGAATGCGCAGAAAACATTCGATTTTTACGAAGTTGTTAAAAATACATTGACTTTACAACTAGAAGATGTATAATCGTATCAAATGAACATTCATTTTTACTGATCGGGAGGATATGCCGCAATGAGTGAACAGGAAAGAGCCAAGATTGACCGATTTATTGCATGGCTGCTGGAACATCCTGAAAAGATTCCAGCAGCGGAACGAGCCCTAGACCTAGAGTAACAGAAAATCCCTTGCGCAGAGCTACGCCAGCCCGGCACAAGGGATTTTTTTATTTTACCGGGCATGAACGTTACATCTTCTCGATCAGGTTCATCAGCGCTTCACGCTGCTCCTTCGGCATAGATTCAAGTTTTCTTCTAATCCGCTCCACTGCTGCATCAACTTCACTTTGCGGCTGCTGGGGCGGGTTTTCTTTTTGGTTGCCAGTAAGAAGGTAGTCAACCGTAACATCGAAATACTGTGCTAGCTTAACGGCATTTTGATTGGTCGGCTTTGCATCGTTTCCTGCACCTGCTTCGGTTCTCCAATAGCTATAAGCAGATTTCGGAACGCCAGCTTCAGTCAAAGCACGAGACGGCTTTACTCCCTTTTGCTCACATAGCCTTACGAAATTGTCAAAAAACACAAAACATACCTCCAGCGTTTGTACAAGATGACAAAGTTCTACCACTTGAACAAAAACACTTGAAAAGTTCTACTACTTGTGCTTTAATAAGGCTACCGGGTTCAATCGGTAGAACAAATTAAAGACTTTGAACAAATAGAAGAACGTTCGATAATGTTTTTGCTTGACACCATAATATTATCATATTCTTTCAAAAAGTTCAAGTACTAGAACAAGAAAGGAGAAAAAATTTGCTTCCTAAGTGGACAGGCGATGTTGTGGGAACGCTTCACGTTAACAGCATCGAAATCAGAGAGCTTGCTGCAAAAATGGGATGCGCACCGGAATACTTGGGAAAAATCCTGAACGGTAAGCGTGAGCCTAAAAATGCGGAAGCTAAGGTAAAAGAAGCTCTGGAAGAGCTATTGAAGGAAAGAGAGGGAAAATGAGTGATACGAAGCAGATTATCACCTTAAAGGTAGACCTCGAATACCCGGAAGAAGCCAAGTTTGCCATTGACGCTGCTGCCAAGACCTACTCGGATTTCAAGCGTGAGCAGACGACAAGGCGCTTTGTGGAAAATGGTTGCACACCGGAAGATGCAGAGAAAATCGCAAAGTTCATCCAGTTTCTTGACCAGTGTTTTTCTGAACACAATGAAAGAGCCTTAAGAAAGGCAAGTGAAGTGGATGGAGATTAAGTACTGTGAGCGTTGCGGCCTGTATCTTGGCGTGGTCAGACCGACAAAAAAGTACTGTTCAGAATGCAAGCGCAAGGTTGACAAAGAGCGTGACAGGAAGCGCAAGAAGGCAGCGCACAAACCGGAAAAGACGTTTCCGTCCATCGGAGAAGTACAAGCCCTTGCGGACAAACTGGGCAAGCATTACGGCGAAGTGTCACAGATGCTCGCAACAGGGGAGTTGGCCTTATGAACGGTAAGTACTACGGAAAGCGGGAAATCCGCTGGCACAGCCGGGAGAAAGACCGGCTGGAACACATCGAAAAAGAAAGAGTGAACAAAAATGAAAAAAATCAAAGTCAGAATCACATTCATCGAAGCGGTTCTCGGCACTTGGCCTAGCAACCAGAACATCGCGCGAGAGTTCATCGCCAGCAAGTCCCCTGATGCAAACACTATCGAGGACGAAGTTGCAGCTCTGGGCGCCGATGCTGTGGCAGATAAGGGCATGACCGTGTTCCCTCGCAATGAGAACGGCGAACCCATCCTGTATGACTATCAGATCAAGGGCTTCTTCAAGGATTCTTGCGGTATGCTGGGGCGTATCGGTGGAAAGACCGAAACCGGCAAGAAGAAAGCCGTCAACGAATCCGGCAAGCTGACAGCCCACAAGAAGGTCATTGATGGTCTGATTTTCGTTCAGCCCCGCATGATTCCCATTCATGTGAACGGTGAGATTACCGAGTGCCAGCGTCCTCTCCGCGCCCAGACCGCGCAGGGCGAGCGGGTGAGCCTCGCCAACAGTGAGCAGATTCCAGCTGGTTCGACCTGCGAGTTTGAAATCATTCTTCTGGACGATTCTCACGAGAAGGTCGTGCTTGAGTGGCTGGACTACGGTGCTCTGCGTGGCATCGGCCAGTGGAGAAACAGCGGCAAAGGCCGCTATACTTACGAAATCCTCAATTAACCGCTATGGCAGGTTGGGGCTGTGCTGCGCTCGGCGTGGCACGGCAACGGCATAGTGACGATTGGCTCAGAAATGCTAAGGAAATGCCTAGAGACGAAGCGACTTGAGCGGCAATGGCATAGCATTGAGACGATGGGCGAGGCGCGGCAATGGCATGGCGAAGTAAGGCTCAGACGAGCAATGGAATGGCAAGGAAAAGATTGGAAAAGCAATGGCTATGTATGCAAGGCGTAGCTTTGATAAGCGGAGGCGAGGCAGCGCGAGGAAAAGCAATGAAAAGCGAAGGAATTGCGTAGATAGGTGTTGCAGTGGCAAAGCATGGCATAGACGTGATTTGCAATGGCGAAAAAATAAACGAAAGGGGATAGAAATGAAAGCATTGGTAGAAATCATTATGATATGGGGCACTGTTCTTGCGGTGGTGTTGGCGGTGTTCCTTTTGAACCTGTGGCTGGTACATCTGGTTGAACTGCTGGTCGGCACAAAAGGCACATGGGGAATCATCGTAGCGGCTGCCGTGATGGCAACTGTGTGGATTTTTAATTTTGGAAGCAAAAAGGAGAACCAATGAAAACTTTGAAAGGAATGGCGCTGTCCATGCTTGGTCTGGCTTCGGCAATCGCAGCGGTTGGATGCGGAGACACGATTCAGGGCTGTCAGACCACAGCGCAGATGCTTGGCTGGGTGATCGTGTCGTGCGGATTTCTTGCAACAGCTATCGTTCTGTGCGCACTGGCTGTTAGCGCCGAAGAAGAAGAACGAAGCGAACGCGAGCGCCGCAAAATCAAGCGTGTTGCCTATCACACGAACGGGTGGAGGGATGCACGATGAAATGCCCGATGTGCGGCAGTGACAACATTACAACGGTTGACAGCCGGTCTGACCATGACAGCATCGTTCGCAGAAAAAAGTGCCTTGTCTGTAACCATCGGTGGTCTACCATCGAGATTGACAAAGACCAGTGGTACAGTGCATTGCAAATCAAAGAGGAACGTAAGAGAGGGAGATCAAAAGATGATTAACCTTGACAGATTCGGTGGCGTGACCGAGCCGGAGGACGGCGTGTACTTTATGGCAAACGAGCAGATGGCAGAAGCCAAAGAAGCTGACCGGCTGGCTGAGATTGAGGACTTGCAGTCTGAAATCGAGGACAGGGAAGCAGAACTGAAAGACCTCCGTGCACAGTTGGCAGAACTGATGGTTGGTTGATTTTGTACAGTCAAGTTAAGTCGAAGTAAGAACAATGAAGCCTAATGAAGCCGAAGAAAGGAAAGAAAAATGGCAGTATTAGTAATGGTCTATGGTCACTCCGGCAGCGGTAAGTCCGCTTCGCTTCGGAACTTTGACCCGGAACAGGTGGCGGTTATCAACGTGCTTGGCAAGCCGCTGCCGTTCCGTAGCAACATGAAAACCTATATCACCAACGACTACGGCAAGATTGATGCCGCAATCCACAGCACCAAGCGTAAGTCCATCGTCATTGACGATGCCACATACCTTATGACAGGCGAGTTCATGCGGAACGCAAAGGTCGCCGGATACCAGAAGTTTACCGACATGGCAGCTAACTTCAACACTCTTTTAATGCGGGCAAAGGAACTGCCGGACGATGTTGTAGTCTATTTTTTCGGTCACAGCGAGCGCGACGGAGACGGTGGCGAGAAGTTCAAGACCATCGGCAAGCTGCTGGACGAGAAGGTCTGTGTGGAAGGGTACTTTACCATCGTCCTGAAAACCGTTGTGCAGGATGGGCGATACCTGTTCAGCACTCGCAACGATGGGATGGACACCGTGAAAACCCCTCTTGGGATGTTCAACGATGCGCTGATCGAAAACGACCTCGCTGCCGTAGACAAGACCATCCGTGAGTATTACAACATCCCGGTTCAGCCGGATAACAAAGGAGAGTAACAGATGAAGAACATCAACTGGAATGACGTACAGGAAGCCACCGAACGCCGTGACCTGCCTGTTGGCGGCTATGTTGCCGGTATTTGCAAGGCAACGGACGAACCCGCAAAGGAACGTCTGAACATCGAGTGGGAAGTCACAGAGGGTGAGTTCAAGGGTTACTGGCGTGAGCAGACCGCTTCCCTTATCGAGCGCGGCAAGCTAAATCCGGGTGAATGGGCATGGGGCGGCAAGACCATCAAGAGCTACAAGGAAAAGGCGCTGCCGTTCTTCAAGGGTTTCATCACCGCTGTGGAGCAGTCCAATCCCGGTTACAAGTTCAACAACGATGAAAAGACCCTGCGTGGCAAGCTGGTCGGCGTGGTTCTCCGTGAGGAAGAGTACATGGGCAACGATGGCAACATCAAGACGAAACTGGTCGTTGACCGATTCACCAGCGTGGACAAGATTCGTTCCGGCGATTATGAGGTCAGACCGAAGAAAACGCTGGCTACCGGGTCTGGCTCTGCGCCTGACAATGGCGATTTCGCCGTGATTGAGGGCAACGCGGATGATTTACCTTTCTGAAAATAGCGAATTAACGTAATATTTCGAGAAAGCGAGATAAAAGAATGAAACTGATTCGGACTACCAATGGGTGCTACCTCAACGCAGATGCAATTACGAGAATTATTTTTCCCAAGCTAAAAGAAGATTTCTCGTCTTGCATTACGGTCAAAATGAGCGATTGCGAAAATAAACTTTTCTGCATTGGCGAATACAACGGAGAGTGCGTTGATGACGTTTTAGACAGATGCCGAGCAAGGGAAGCTCTTCTCGATTTTCTCGCAAGTAGTAACGACGGAACACTGGATATTAGCGACAATATATGCTTGAAAGAAGAATTGAAAAGATTCCCACAAGCAGACTGATCGCCTACCTTATATAAGAGCTGCGCTATCTGGCTGGACGGGCGTTTGGAAAGATGAAAGTTTTAGTTGCCTGTGAGGAATCGCAGGAAGTCTGCAAAGCATTCCGGGCGAAAGGTCACGAAGCCTATTCCTGCGACCTGATTGAGCCGTCCGGCGGGCATCCAGAATGGCATATTCTCGGTGACTGCCTAAAGGCTATTGAGGGGGGCAGGTCGTGACAATGGACGGAATCGCGCATGATGTGCCCCGCTGGGATATGATTATCGCATTTGTCCCCTGCACAAAGACGAGCAACGCGGGAGCAAGACACCTGTACAAGGGAGGAAAGCTCAATCTTTCCCGGTATTATGAGGGATTGTGCGGCAAGGCACTTTTTCTTGCCGTGTGGGCGGCAGATTGCGAAAAAGTGGTGATTGAGAATCCTACCCCCAGCAAGATTTTTGATTACCCAAAGCCTACGCAGGCAATCCAGCCCTACGAGTACGGACATCCGTACAGCAAGAAAACGCTACTGTGGGAACGCGGTGTACCGCCGCTGCACCCGACAAATATCGTAGAACCTACCGCGACATGGTGTCCGTCTGGCTCTTATTCTCATAAACATGGAGAGCGGCATAAAGGGATGTTTACAACTGACCGGGCTAAAAACCGAGCAAAAACTTTCGCTGGCGTGGCGGCTGCCATGTCAGAACAGTGGGGTTGATAGAATGATTACCTGTTGTCTCAACTGCACATCACGCCACCAAGCCTGCCACGACACTTGCGAGGAGTACAAGGCAGAGAAGAAAGACTTCGAGGAACGCAAAGCGTTCGTGTATGAGCTGAACCATAGCCAGAGCGTGTACCACCGTGACTATGAGGACAAGCACCGGGAAAAAGGAAAGAAACGGTTTCTCGGAAGTGAATTTAGAGGTGAACGAGGATGAATAAAAGAAAGTATAAGCCGGGCAGTTACATCATTTCACTTGATGACTTGATGAAGCAGGAATTTGTTTACTGCGCCGGAAAACTTGTTCACAAAGGCTGGTTTGGTAGCTGGCAACTGCGATATGCAAATAGCGAGCTTCTACGACTGCGTATCAGAGAAGCCAAAAAAATCGAGGACAACGAATGAACACCGGTAAGCAGTTTGAAGCAGACTTCAAGGCATCCGTCCCATCCAATGCGTGGTGCTACCGCCTGAAAGACAGTGCTGCCACCTACTACGGCGGCAACGAGAACCTGTCCTTTTCCATCGACAACATCTGCGACTTCCTTGTGTACCGTTACCCGATGAACCACCTGTTTGAGCTGAAAACCATTGAAACGCACTCTATCCCTCTGGAAAAGGTGTTCGGCAAGTACGACAAGGCAAAATGCAAGTACCGCAAGGAAAAGCACATCACTGACATGGTGGAAGCAATGGAGTATAGCGGTCAGACCGCCCATGTGATAGTTAATTACAGGGCGGTCAACCGCACCTTTGCAATCCCCGCAAGTAAGGTTCTGGCGTTCCGTTACAACGAGAGCCGGAAAAGCATCCCTTGGCAGTGGGCAGAGCAAGAAGGAATAGAGGTCAAAGCGAAAAGGCTGCGTGTTCATTGGCGATATGACGTGGATGGGCTGCTAAAGAGATTGGAGAAAGAACATGGCATTGATATGTAATAGGTGTGGTGAAATGTTTACACTTGAGGAATATAACAAAATGAAGAACAAACTTGAGGTTCGGCCAATAATCGGTGGAGAAGAAGGATGGAGCGTTCTTCTTTGCCCCTCTTGCATGGCAAAGCTGAACGACTGGCTCTCTCGCCTTGAAGAAAAGGAGAATAAAAATGGCTGAATATCATGTTGGATGTGGATTGTTTGGAAATATTTATGCCGGAACTTATGCGCCGCCCCGCAAGGATGGTTTACAGGCATGGCGTAACAAGTCGGAGGTGACAAGCGAAGCTGTCGAAGCGGTTATGGGGCATTTCATCACGGAAATGGAACGTGACAGCAAGACAAAGCTCGAAAAGGTGTGGGGCTTTATTGGAAACAAGAAGCTAAAAGTTACATTCGAGCTTTCCGCCAATAAGGAGCAGTCAGATGAATAAATTTGGCAACTGCCCCTTGTGTGGTAAACAGGTCAAGCCGACCAACCTCCGCAAAATCGCACGGCAGAACCAGTTGTACGGCTTTCGCATGGCTCTGGATGGAATTGCCGCCACATGGGGCGCACTGATTCAGAACCTTCGGTGCGATGCAGACCTGACCGATGAACAGGTGCAGAAAATTATCCGTATTGGCGACAGGTACTGGGAGATGGTCGGACAGTTCAAAAACGAGGACATGACCCCTGACGAGTTCGCAGATTACATCACCGCAAAGTCAGAGCAGGTCGAAAAAGAGTTGAGAGAAAGGTGGAGCTGATGGATAAGGAACAACTTGCCATCGCACGGTTGCAGGACGCTGCAAGGCTATCCGAGCATCGGTACAAGAAACCGCTCATGGTCACATACTCTGGCGGCAAGGATTCACAGGTGCTTGTAGCTTTTGCTGAACGTGCAGGAATCAACTTCGAGGTGGTCAATAGTCACACCACCGCAGATGCGCCGGAGACGGTCTATTTTATCCGTGAGCAGTTCAAGGCGATGGAAGAACGTGGAATCAAATGCTCCATTGTCATGCCACGATACAAGGACAAACCTGTGTCCATGTGGACGCTGATTCCGCAAAAGCTGATGCCGCCGACAAGACTTGTTAGATACTGCTGTGATGTTCTGAAGGAAAACACAGGAAAAAATCGGTTTATCGCCACAGGCGTTCGGTGGGCAGAATCTGCACGTCGCAAAAATAGTCGTGGCGTGATGGAACTGATGCACAAAGACCCCGCAAAAAGAATTATCCTCATGGGCGACAACGATGAAAAGCGGCAACTGTTCGAGACCTGCAACCTCAAGGGCAAGATGACTGTCAACCCGATCGTGGACTGGTCTGACGATGATGTGTGGGACTACACGCACAGCGAACACCTGCCTATCAATCCGTTGTATTGCGAAGGGCAGAAGCGTGTTGGTTGCATCGGTTGTCCTATTGCCGGTAGGGGGGGGCAGACAGCGTGAGTTTATGCGCTGGCCTGCCTACGAGAAAATGTACATCTCGGCGTTTGAGCGAATGCTTGATGTCAGAAAAGCAAAATGTTTGCCGTGCGACTGGCAGACCGGCATGGACGTTTTTCGCTGGTGGATGGAAGATGACAACATCAGCGGTCAGTTGAGCATGGACGATTTGATGGAGGATAACAATGTTTGAATTTGCAACTCGCTGGCTGGTCTGCCTAGTCCTGCTGGCGGTGGTAGTTCAGTCCGAACGGACGATCAAAGGCATGGTAGACAACCTGTTTGAAAAACGTCAGGCAATGCTCGTCTGGCTGTTCATCAACGTGTGTCTGGTCGTGTGTACGGCTGTTGTGATGGAGTGGAGGTAAAGACATGAACAGATATGACATTGAAAAGAGCATGGAAAGAAGTCGCAGAATGTTTGCGATTTTTCAGGGAATTGTGATTGCTTTTATTGCAATCGTGGTAGTTTCGTCTATCGTACTTTCCATCTTTATGTATAAGGGCTTGTTTTCCGCAGACATCCCCGAATGGATGAAGTGGGCGTTTGTGTTCCTTGGGAGGTAAAAATGGAAATTCGTGGAGAGCATAGCAAGAAGAGAGTTCGTTTTGATTCGCTCAAGGAAGGAGAACCGTTTTACTACAAAGGCGAACTTAATATGAAGACAAGTGAGATTACGTGCAGTCCCATCTTTTGCGGCGGCACTATATATAACTGCGTGTCGCTCCGTAACGGCAGGATTATGAGCTGCTCCGATGATGCGATGGTCGGCATCGCAAGGGTTCATATCGAAAAGGAGTACTAATGGACAACTGCTGTTCCATCTGGCAGATTGCATTGAAGCTGGACTACATCGAAATGAAGATGAAGAGGTGAGAACGTGAAGCTGGTTGATGTTGAGCCAATTATTGCGGCTTGGAAAGCTGTTGGCATTGATAAAAAGAATGAAGCAAAGTCGTTTTTGAATAATAAAAACTACATCGTATACATACAAGGACAAATCAGAAACAGCATTGGAGATGTGTTTTTAGATTTAGCCAACATATTGGAAGAATCTGAGCCCGCCAATATATGGTTTGATGCCAAGAAAGTTTTACCCGAAAAAGACAAAGAAGTTCTCGTAAAAAGAAAAAAGTTCGGCATTGAAATTGCATTTTTATCTTATGACGGATTATGGCAAGAGCACAACGAGTGCATTGTACTTGGAGATGTAACTCATTGGGCGTATCTTCCTGAACCGCCAAAGGAGGTCTGATACATGGCAACACCTCCGAAGCGTGGTCGTGGCAGACCGCCGCTGACCGAAGCCGAAAAGAAAAAGCGTGAGAAGCGGGCGCAAAAGGCGAAAGAAGAAGCCGATGCGAAGCGCGAGAAAGAGCGAGAGAAGAAGAAACAACAGATGCTTAACAAGCGGAAATCTATCCGCTCACAGGTGAGTAAAAAGGTGAAAGAACAACAGGAGTTAGCAATCACGAGGTCTAAAATGCTGAATACGGGCGATTTGCAGTCGAGAATCGGCGACGAAGAGGACAAGAAGGTCATCGGCATGATTGCAGCCAAGTATTTTGGCGACCTTCCGAGCGTGGACATGAACAACCCGATTGAAGTGCAGCAACGCCTTGACTTCTTCTTTGACGCTTGCATCGAAGCCAGAATCTCCCCTGTGGTCGAATGGATTGCACTGGTGCTGGGTATCGAATGGGTAAGCCTGAAACAGATTATGGCGGGCAAACGTCGTGACGACAGCTTGCAGCAGAAGTACATCTTGAAGCTGATTCTGCAAATGCAGTCCATGTGGGCGTACAACGGTATGTATGGTCAGGAGAACCCGGCAGAGTGGATTTTCCGAGCCAAGAACTACTTTGGTATGCGCGACAACGTGGAAGTCACCGTTGCGCCGCCTGAACAGCCGTTGGGTGATGCCCAGAGCGCAGAACAGTTGGCTCAGAAGTACCAGACGGCTTTGCCTAAGGGGATTGACGTGGAGTACAGAGAGGTAAAAGAGGAATGAACGGATTTCTTTTTACGGAAGACGGAAAACTTGTATGCGAACTCACCAAAATATCCTTTGAGCCTTACAAAGACAAACGAATAATCAAAGTCCGATGTACGGTTTGTGGACGTATCAAAAGAATCCAAAAATGGAAGTTCGATTTTGCGGAAGGTTCGTCAAAATACAAATGGCTTAAGTGCAACTGTTATGGCGATTACGCGACGGAGCATGTAATAGTGAAATGAGTAGCAAAGCGTTACGGCAGATGTATAAAGAACATCACATCTGCATCCATTGCGGTCAGAACGATGCAATGCCGGGCAGAGTATCATGTGCAGAGTGTTTGTCAAAAGACCTCGAAAGGCACACGCAAGCATACGAAAGTCTTTCGGGTGAAACGAAAGCTGTGTATCTGCAAAAACGCAATGAACGGCAACGTGAAAAGCGTAAAAGGCTGGCCGCGAAAGGGATTTGCACCATTTGCCTGAAACGTCCAATGTCAAAAGGCTATCGTTCTTGTATCGAGTGCCGAACAAAGGATGCTCAAAAGAGAGCGAGAAACAGCAAGGAATACAGAAGGACATCTGGCACTTGCGCCTATTGTGATGAACCACCAATTCCGGGCAAGCGTTGCTGTCCGAAGCACTATGCAAGCCGCATTGTTGGCATCACAAAATGTAGACAGTCAGAGGGATTTAGGCTATCACAAATCGAACAGAAAAAGCGCATGAGCGTCTTTTGGAGAGAAATGGAATGGGAAAGAAATCAAAGAATGAAACAGCCACAATGGATTTGTCCGTAACCCCATTGATTGACTTTTCCGATCCATGCTTACGCTCGTTTTTGCCTGTCCTCTTGCAAGACCACACGACAGACAAGAACATCATCTGGGCGACAGACCCGCCGCCTGAACTGGGCGTGGGCTTTGCAGATGAAATCACGCTGGAACAGCTGGACAAGGTTCGGCTTGTCCCTCGTGTGCAGAAACGGCTTGCAGACCAGAAGAAGCGAACTTGCAAAAAAGCAGAGGTGTTCACGCCGACTTGGGTTTGCAAGAAGATGACAGACGTTGCCGAAAACGACCTGAAGTGCGAGGACTGGAATGAGTACATCAACAAGACTTGTCTTGAAGTCACTTGTGGAGAAGCACCGTTCCTGACAAGTCGATACGATACCACCACAGGGCAGATGATTGCCGTGTCGGACAGAATCGGTCTGCTGGATAGGAAGCTGAATGTTCTGGCAGAACAGTTCAATGACTATGATATGTGGATGTGCTGGGCAATCAATGCCTACGCATCGACATACGGCTATGAGTGGCAGGGAGACAATCTCTTACTGGCAAGGTGCAACCTGTTCCTGACGCTGGTCGAGAATTTTAGGTATCGGTTTGATGCTGAAAAGCTAGAAATCGGTTTCATGCCAATTTTTCTTGACTGCATCGCAGACACTATCTCATGGAACGTCTGGCAGATGGACGGTCTGAAAAAGACCGTGCCCAGCACGGATATTCCGTGCAAAATCAAAGACTGGAAAGCTGACAAAGAAATCCTGTTCAAGGATGTTGGGGAGAACGAGCAATGAAAATCATTACATATCCTGACGGTCGTTCGGAACAAGTTGGAACGCCATTAGAACTAGCGCAGTTTATGTTTGGCTTGACTGAATATCAAACTATGCAAAAGTTCAAGAATCTGATTGATTCCATCCCACAGCAAATTGAACCACAGCAGATTGAAAGCCCAAATAAAAAACGCGCATCTAAAAAGAAAGCAGGCGAATCTAATGCAAACTGACAGAGGAATCTACCACAAGCGAGTATGCGACCGCTGCGGAGCGGTTCTTGGCGGCAGGATGATGAACCCTGACGAATACTTCAAGGACTGGTCGTGGCGCAGGGACACAGGCGACCTGTGCCCGGAGTGCTATGCAGAGTACAAGCGAGTGATCGGGCGGTTCAACAGAGGAAAGAGAGGGCAGAGAAGATGAAAAAGTGCGCTCTTTACAGATGCAAACAGTGCTTTGCAACCATGACGGACGAAGGCGATGTCAGAATCGACAAAGACATTGTTGATTGGATGTTTGAAAATGAAATGGAAGAAAGCAAGATTGGGTTTATCGCAAAGTTCAAAATAAGCGATAAAGTCCTCATCCATCGTTGCTCCAATAACACTGTTGGTTTATGCGAGTTCATCGGGTGGAAGGAGATAGAGGAATGAACTTCTACTGCACCACCGAACATTGCTCTTGCATGGGCATCAAGCAGTTTTCCGCTGGCAAGGCTATCCGATGCACGGCAGAATCCTGTAAGAACAAATCTGAGCCGTCCTGTGGTTCTTGCAAATGGTACGCAGAGCCGGAGGGCGTGTGCGCAAACGACCAGTCAGAACACGTTGCAGACTTTGTGTGGGATGAACGTGGATGCAAGGAATGGGAGAAAAAAGAGAATGAGTAATCTTGGAAATGCGTTGATTGTGGTTTTAGCTTCTTTTCTGGTTGGAATATTTATATGTGGGATAGCATATCTCATTGAAAAAATTTTGATATGGGATATATTTTTGAACGAAATTCCTGATGAAAATAAAAAGGTTTTTGCAGATGCAATCATCCACATCATAGTTTATTTGATTGGATTTGCGGCATTATATGCGATGTACAAGGCAGGAGTATAAAAATGGCTAACACACTCTGGCATCCGGCAAGCGAACAGCCACGAGAACGAACGCAGCCTTTGTTGCTTGCGACTAAGACAACGTGGCGTGATAAAGATGGAAAAATGTTGCATGGATTCTCGCCGACAGCGTACTTTCTAGGCTGTTACGCGGACGGTCAGTTCTGGGATGAGATAGGCGAGAGACTGCCGAAAGATGCGACGGTGACGCATTGGATGGCGTTTCCGATGGTATAGGAGAGCTAAACATGACAAACAAGAAGTTTGGCATCATCATTATAGACTTGAGCCTTTTCGACTTCGGGCCGAAGCCGCCTTGTGGGTATATCAAGGCGAAGCATATTCGCCCGGCATACGGCAAAGGCACAAGACCTGTCAAGGCACATAAACGAATCACGAGAACGAGAGAGGGATTTAGAAAATGACAGAACTCAAGAGATGTCCGTTCTGCGGTGCGGAACCACCGACTGTAAAAGTGATTCATCCGCTTAACGTTGACATGGCTAGTTGGGTAGTCTGCGGAAAATGCGGGGTGAGCACTTCTGCAACATTTGGCAAGGAAAAAGCTGCCGAAGCATGGAACAAACGCTACAAAGAGGACTGAGTATGGACAAAAAACGAGACAGCTTTACATTCCAACGATACTACTTTGAAGCCATCTCCACACTCAAAAGTAAAGAGAAGTTGGAACTCTACGATGCAATCTGTGCATACGTTTTTGAAGGAAAAGACGCGACTTTGAACTCAAAAAAAGCAGAATCTTGTTTTATTTTGATTAAGCATCTGCTCGATGAAGAATCGAAAAGAAGCGATATTGCGTCAAAAGGATGGTCTACACGAAAGTCGGCTCATCCTCATGTCATAAATGAGATGAAGGTCAGCTCATATATGAGTTCAAAGTCAGATGACGATGAACGCATTGTATCAACTGACAGTCAGACGAGCGTCAAGACCTTGCCGGAGAGTGCGGTCAAAAAGAAACCTGACATCTTCTCCGACTTTGCTCATGGCGATAAAGCCCTGCTGGAATCCTTGCGAGAGTTCGCACAGATGCGTACAAGAATCAAGAAGCCTATGACAGACCGGGCAAAACAGATGCTCTGCAATAAGCTGGAAAAGTTTGATCGGCATGACTGGAAAGCCATACTTGACCAGAGCATCTATGCCGGATGGCAGGACATTTACGCATTGAAACAGGATGACCAGTACGAGCAAAGTACGGAGATGGAGTTTCCTAGACTATGACAATGGACGTTCAAACGGTATTTATCGGGGCGCTGATGCTTTGCAAGACGGGCGTTGCGGATGAAATTATACCAGACCTTGAACTTGACTTGTTCAGACCTGAGCTGAGAGACGCTTTTGCGGCTGTTCAGGGCTATTGGACGGCTAGGGGTAAGATAGATATAGTCGAGATAAACACGCAGCATCCAGACGTAGCGCAGACGCTCTTGGCGTGTGTACAAACCTGTGAATCAGAGTGTGTACGAATTGACAGGGAACAGATGCAGCGTTGGGCACAGCTTATCAGAGAACAAGCTGCACTCACTCGTGTGCAAGGTCTGGCATTTCAGATGACCAGCGAGCTTACCGACTATTCTGATCTATCAGACATTTACCAGCAGATGGGTGAAGCAATGAGCCTGAAAGCTGAGGAAGAAGATGCGTGGACATACGAGGATGTGCTGAACGACTATGTGCTTCACATGGACGAGAAGCCTGTGTACATCAAGACAGGCCTAGAGCGTTTAGATGAAGCGCTGCACATTTCTCCGGGCGATTTCATCATCATCGGTGGCAGACCGTCTGCTGGCAAGACAGCCCTGTCCTTGCAAATAGCGGCAAGCATGGCAAAGCAGAACTACACCGTGTACTATTTCAGCTTGGAAACCAGCAAACGCAAGCTGGGCGCACGTCTGATGGCTAATCAAATATACTGCCCTCTGGACACTGTGAAAAATAAGGCGGTCAGCTTGAATGAGATTGACGGACAGGCAAAAAACATGAAGATGCCTTTATATATCCGCTCCGCTGCCGGAAAGAACGTGGCGTGGATGAAGGCTCAGGCTCTGCGTAAAAAGGCTCAGGTCATCTTCGTAGACTATCTTCAACTCATCCATGAAACAGGCGCAAAGGACAGATATGCCGCCATTACGGCTATATCCATTGCCTTACACGAGCTGGCACAGACCACAGGCATTGTCGTGGTAGCTCTGGCACAGCTTAATCGAAACCCATCCAAGCCCGGAGCAACGCCTACCAACTCCGACTTGCGAGAGAGCGGACAGATTGAACAGGACGCTGATGCAATCATTCTTCTGTCCGGCGATAATCCCGACAAGTACCTGTTCCGGCTAAGCAAGAACAAGGAAGGCGAGATAGGCGACCTTCCCATTACGTTTAACAAGCAGATTCAACGGTTCCAAGAGTACACTTGGATGGACTGAAAGGAGAACGAAAAGATGACGCAGAATCGATACAAAAAACTGTTAATGTCCATTGGCCTGCAACGCAATGAAGCTGATTTTGCCGTAAGACTTTTTATCGGGGCTCATCGGAGCGATGAAAGACGCAATGCAAACATCTTCCAGACGTACAATGGGCTTTGGGAGACATTTCAGTGGGTTATGAGAACACCTGTTGACCAGCTTCCGAAAATCACTCTGGTTGAAGAATGAGCGCAATACAACGAACCGCCAAGAGCTGTTCTGTCAACTTATGACAGGATGGCTTTTTCTTGTTTCGCTCAAACACCGAGAGAAAGCCTGTTTTAAGGCGTTTTAGATGCTAGATGATAACTTTATTGACTTAATCACAAAAACGCGCCACAGACGCTCGTAGACGGCTCTCCGTTGATGCTGATGGCATATCTCAAACTAGACCATGCAATAAGACCGGTGCAGAAGCGTGGAGAATGGCTTTTCAGGGTCAGACGTGAAAGTTATCGGGTCAATCAGAAAAACGCGGCAGACAGGCTCCTACACGCCTTTCCCACGATGATAACAGCCAGATGGGCGGATGCCAACGACTATTTGCCCAATCGCAGGGCTGATTGAGACGAAAGCAAGATGTTTGAGACGAAAAAACGCTTCGACTATCACTTTCGGAAATGGCTTTCAAATTTTTGTCCCCTTTCCCCCTTGTTTCCTCTTTCCCCCTTTTGTCCCCCTCTTTCCCCTACAACCCCTATTACCCCCTATAATCCCCCTAACACCTTCCGTGCTCCCCCTTTCCCTCCCCGTGTGTTTAGCGCGTCCGCGGGCGTTATATGCGCAAGCGCGCGTTGACGGAGCCGGGTGTGCCATGATAGTTCAAAAGTGAATAAATAACAGTTATGCGAAATTGCAAACTAGTTCTTTCTCCCTACAACCCTCTATCTCCAAAGCTACACCGTTAGCCAGCAGAGCAGACCATAGGCGAGAACTGGCGTGAGGTTCAAACTGGTGGATAGTTTGCGACTATTTTACATGGAGAATTGACTTCATTTTGTAGTCTGTTGAATATGTAGAAATGTTGCATAACTGTATGAGCACTTGATTACAAATTGAAAGCAACTGACCAGCCGGATAGTCTTATTAGATAGTTAAAAGTATTGATGTATTTGCCGAATGGATAATCCTAGTTGGTTGGTATGATATGATTGTAGTTGTCTGTAATTAAATCGGAGAAGAACGAACAGAATCGGATGGTACGACTATTACAGCAGAATAATAGTTAAAAAGATTGAGCAATTACCCGCGACTATTATAATAAGTACGATTGTTAAAGATTTTGAGGTAATGTGATTGAGATTAAAATTGACAGGTGTCTTGACACATATTGATTTTGGGGATGTCTAACTACTTAGCGACTATCGCACCTCTCTTTTCCTAAAAGGCGAACGACTATTTCACACAAAAAATACACGACTATTTGACGAAGGTTCGCAAGAAAACGCTACGACTATCACTCTGCGACTATCAGCGGACTGCTTGTTACTATACGATATATGGGACTTTCAAAAGCTAGTCGTCTGACGACTTTACGACTATTTCACGACTATTTTATCGGAGAAATTACGACTATTGGCTACGACTATTTCAGCTGGGACGCTACGACTATTGCTGACCTCTATTAGCTATCGGGCGAAAGCCCGAAAAGAGATACGGCGAGAGCCGCCAATGGTTCCGCGCCGCCCGCCGTGCCTTTGCCGCTGGACTGCCCCGCCGGGTGGAGGGTGTCAGGCTGACCCGGTGCCAGATCGAAAGCCGCCGGGCTGACCCTGTGCAGGTGGAGACGCTGACCCCGCCGGGCCGGTATGGTCTGCGATGTGTTGCACCGTCTGGCATGGATCCATAACAGGCGCACCCCTGCACCCTTATATACCTTATTATAATAGGCGGCTGTGCTGACCTGTACAGCGTCCGGCGTGGCGCTGGTATCTGGTATGCGCTGGAGGCGCTGCGGCGCTGTGATGCGCCCCAGCGTAGCGCAGGCGGCGTTATATCCGCTTATGCGGGGCTGGTATCTGCGGTGGTAGAACGGTAAAAATCGCAGGAAAAGCTCCTGTAAATCCCTGTGCGCTGTTTTGTAGCGTGGATGGTATAACTGCATGGGCAGGATAAAAGCCGCTGTAAACGCTTGTATTGGGCTGTATTGCAAAAGGGCAAAATAAAAGCCCTGCACTCTCAGCGGATGCAAGGCAAAAGAAAAGCCCGGCCATTGCTGACCGGGTGATGATTTTATTAGTGCCATTCAATCAATCGCTTTGTGCGTTTCAATCCTGCTAACGTGTAATCTCCGCTGACGTTATCCCATACACGGGAGCGGGTGTTATAGGCGTACGGATAAAGCGTTGTTTGGTTTGGGCTGTTCCAATTTACTGCATGGTGTACTTTTCCAGTTTCATCATCAACGTAAATGCTTAAGCCATTGATTTCGTGTTCAGTGTAAGTTTTCATGGTAATGCCTTTCTTTCTGGGCTTTGCCCTTTTTTTCAGTATATCATATCGCAGGCCCCAAAAACAGGACTTGCAGAAAGTTTTTTTCCTTTCGGGCTGGGGCGGGGTTGCTTTACGGTGCAGCCCCGCTAAAGTGTCCGGGCGGTGTCATTTCGACGCCTTAAACAAAGCAGAGAAAAACCAGAAGAAAAACAGGATGCAAGATAATATCACTTGTCGCACCCCCTTATACCACGCTAAAACGCTTGTATGTGGTGCGCTTGCTGCATTCGGCGTAAATATCCGGGTGTGCTGCCTGCAAAAGCTTGCTATCAAGTCGGACGCTTTGCACATCCTTATAAATGGCCTTTGCCGTGCCCTGCACCATTTCCGGTGCGCCGTGCATCATGTCGATGATCTCAGCCTTTACAGCATCGTTCATTGCTTCAAGCTCTTCAATCAACCGCTTGTTTTCGCGGTATGCGTTCACTTTTTCTTCAAACGTCGTCATTTTTTAGCCCTCCTTATTAGCTGTTAAAAATAGCAATCATAACCAGTGCGCCGGAGATCATGCCGCCGATGTACCAGAGTGCAGCCCACTGGGTAAAGTCAAAAGTAATCATTTTCACACCTCCGAATTTTTGCCGTTGGGGTTAATCCAATCGTTTTTTATGTCATACCGCTTGCAGTAGCGATAAAGGTTAATCAGCTGCACAAAGTCGCCAGCGCTTATATATGCTTCTTTGTCCGGCGCATCAAGGGAACAAATAAGGGTCGTTCCGTTGTCCTCCCGCTGCACAAGTTCCAATTTTCTGCCGTTGTTCACTTCAAAAACAAGCTTGTTCATAAGTTGCACACCTCCCGAACAAATTCCATTTGCAAGCTGTGCAGGCGCTCCGCCAGCTCCTCAGCGTTCCACAAATCCCGGCGCATTTCCCGCGCCCGCTTTTCGTAGCGGCTGACCGTTTCTCGATCGGGCTTGATGTTTCCGAAGGGGCGGTATCCGGTGCAGATTGCAACGCCTGAGGTGATCGGGTAAATATCGGCGTTCCATCCGTATACACCGGCGGTATAGGCGGCGGGGTCGTCCATGCTGAGCATATTCTGTGCATCGCAATAGCTTACTTGAATAATGGTCGGATACTGGGATTTAATATCCCGCATGGTTCTTTTTGCCTTCATGGTTTTTATCCTCCTGTTTGTGGTGGTGTGGTGGTGTACATCCTCTGTACATTTACTATTATACATGATTAAACGTACAAGTCAATAGTATATTCAAGATTAAACGTACAAGCATACAAAAATGTTGCGTGTGCAACAAATAGGTATTGTAGACAGCCCCGCCAATGGTACGATCTACCAAGCGCGGCCTATCTGGTATCGAGTGCAGACCGGTGCAGCGTGTCCAGCGTCCGGGCGTGTGTGTCGTGCCTTGCATTTGGCACGGCCTGCCCTGCTGCCTGTGATATGCGGCAGTCCGGGTGTGCTTGGGGCGGGGGTCTCCACCGGTGGGGTATATAGCCGCCGCCCAGCCCCGCCCGGTCAGTCTTTCAACCACCGAAAAAATAAAAAAGGCTCAAAAAATCACCCCACCCCCTTATTGCCAATCTCAAAAATTTCCCGCAAAAACAAAAAGACCCCTACAAAGGGTCTGCGTTCTGTGCTATACTTGCCTTACAAGCCTTGAAAGGGAGGAATCTACAATGGCTAAAAGTAAAATGACAACGTGCAAGCACTGTGGTGCAGAGATTGCCGCAAGTGCAAAGGTCTGCCCTCAGTGTGGCGGTAAGAACAAGCCGCCCATCTACAAGCGCTGGTGGTTCATCACCATCGTTGTTTTGATTGTCTTGTCTGCTATTGGTGGCTCTAGTGATAGCGGCAAGAAGGGCTTTGAAGAAGGCTACAAGGACGCCACATCTGAAAAGGCAAGTGCATCGACCGCTTCTTCCGTTGCATCTGTTGTGCCTGAAATCAGCGAGGATGATTACAAGGCAGAGTGCCAAGCTGTGGATTACAAGGAGCTGTGCCGTTATCCTGAAAAGTATGAAGGAACTAAGATTGTAGTCAAGGTAAAGGTCTCGCAGATTATTGACGCAAACTTCTCTGGCAGCGAGAAAGCGTGGAGAACTTACACGGACAACAGCGGATATGGATTCTATGCTGATGACGAGTATTATATGCTGGATAAGCGTGGCGGCGATGCTGTGAAGATTCTGGAAGATGATATTATCACCGTCTATGGTGAGTTCACCGGGCTTGAAAAAATCACTAGAGCATTGACCAGCACTACCGATGAACTGCCCCGCATTGAAGTCAAGTACGCAGACCTTGTGGATGAATAAGGAGAACATAATGGAAAACAAAACGCCTAAGAGCGATTTGATTCCTTGCGAACACTGCGGTCATATGATTTCTAAAACGGCTAAGACCTGTCCTGAGTGTGGCGGGCGAAACAGAAAATATATAAGTGCTGGCAAAGTTGTGCTTATAGTTGTCATGCTTATTATCTTCGCTTACCTTGAATTTACGCTTTCCGCTTCGTTCGCAGCGGGTTAATCAAAATGAAAAAGCCAGCGGCTAGATGTTCTCTAACCACTGGCTTTTCTTATTGACTGTTTACTTCACGATTTCATCGTGATAGGGATGGTACTCAACATTGGGCAAGGGCATCCAATACTTCACATCGTGCATGATGCACTTGTTGCCCCGGAGCAGAACTGGCTCAATCTCGCCGTTTTCGTCCGGTTCAAAGGAAAGCTGACCGCTATCGACAACCTTTCCGTCACAAGCGATAACAGGCTCGTGGACGCACTCGCCGTAGTCAACGGTGCGCCAGAGCTTCAGCATGGTCTCGAAAGCGTAGTTGAGGTATTCCCCCATATCCTGAATCTTATCTGCGGTAAGCATAGTTGTTCTCCTTTCAAACTGCCATCTGGGTCTGGCTATTGACGTTCTGAATCATCATTACGGTGTTTGCACAAGGCCGCCACCGTTCGATATAGGCGATGGCGTTGTCAAAATCCTTGCGAGGAACGTTGCTGATGCTGTTCACATGGAACCAGTCCTGTGCATCCTTGTTGCATTCACTGTAAACCTTGCACCGGGTGGATTTGTCAAGGTATGCAGGAGAGGTCTTGCCGCCAAGTGCTTCAACCACGACACGGTTTACCGCACGGCGAAGCGCACGCTGCTGTTCATAGTCCACTGTCATGTTGGTTTCAAGAGCAGAGATGCGCTTTTCGTGCTGCATGGAACGGTTGTCCAGAACAAAGATTGCTTGCAGTTCTTTGGATGCCCCTGCGAACTGGTTGACGGCCACGTTCTTCTCAAGATCAATCAGCTTCTGGCGAATCTCCATGCCCTGCGGCGTCCGCTGAATCATCGCAATGTGCTTTGCCATGTCAAGGCTAAGAACATGGTCTGCGCTAGGACGGCCACCAAGAGGGTTTTGCTCATTTTTGAGCAAAACTGAAAAGTCCGTTCCTTCGACAAAACCAATGTCAATCATGCGCTTAATCCAGTCTTTGTATGCGGTCTTGATTTTGAGCCGTTCGTGCAACTCCCGACCCAGCACAACTTTTTCGCCGGTGTCGGTGTCGTACACGGGGATAACATCTTCGGAGAAGATTCGGATGGTTTCAAGATTATTATTCATAGAAATTTAGCCTTTCTATCTTGCGAGAGCAGGCCATCTCTGGTATAATAATCCAAAGAGGGTCTATACTCTCTGAGTGGTTCATAAGACGTTCGCTGTGGTCGGCAAACTTTAGCGAGCGTCTTATTCTTTTTCATCGGGCATGGGGTACTTTTCAAGGTAGGCATCGCGGACGGCCTGTGACAGCGATACGCGGCACTTCTTGCAGTGCTCCACCAGCAACTCATACTGACGATCAGTAAAGCCAACGGCTACCTGATGGCGGTATGCTTCGATGTAGGGACTTCTTGCCATGTTCTTATCTCCTTTCTTTGAGGTTCATTAAGTGTAATCGCAAAATGTAGTAAAGTCAAGCGAAAATAGACCAACGAAACACTACATTTAGTGTTCGTTCATCTTGACAAACCGCTTTCTACGTTTTGCACAAAACTCATCCCTTATTTTTGGATGCTCCCGCTTCGTACCCTGCCCTGTAGTTCAGCTCGGACAGCTTACCAAGCGCTTCTGCGTACTCCCTGTCCTCGCTGGTCGGCTCTTTGCCGTGCGCGACGGTTTTCAGAAATTCTTCGGTTGTCGTGGGAAAGTTCATGTTTTTTGCTCCTTTCTATTGCAGAAGTCGTTTGCTTCTGCTATAATAATTGACAGAAACCGAGACTGCGCCCTTGGTTGCGCAGCTTCTGTTTTGTGGTGGAATAGGTCGTCAGTGCTACTTTGGTCGGTATGCTGACGGCCTATTTTTTATGCCACAAAGGATAAATCTGCTGTTGTTGGCTGATTCATCGTGTGTTCTGCTGTCTTAGATTATAGACGCTTGGTATATAGTTGTCAACAGCCCAATTTGTATAATTTGCATCATATATATCTGATTTTTACTCATTATAACGTAAATTTACGTTATTTGATAGTACTCCCGTAAACGGATTAGTTTACCCTAGTGATAGTAACTCAAAAGATATTTTTCGATAATTCGTAAGGCTACTATTCAAGTATACAGTTTGTAAAGCAACGAAAAAGTTTACAGCCGTTTGACCACCCTATTGATAGTAAAAATTTAAAAATACGCAAACTTTCTCTTGACGATTAAACGTACATGATGTATAATGGGGTCAAGAAAGAGAGCTGGTAAAAATGAAAAATGTGGCTGCGTATGTCAGAGTTTCTACAGATGGGCAATGTGGCGAAGAGAAATTCGGAATGGAAGCCCAGAAAGAGCAAATCGAAGAATACTGCCGCAAGAATGATATGAATATCATCAAGTGGTTTACTGATGCTGGCGAATCTGGTGCAAAAGAAAGGCCAGGATTTGACAGTATCGTGTATGGCGATGTTTCCAATCCTCCGTATGAAGCGGTTGTTGTTGCAAAAAGCGATCGAGTTGCAAGAGACATCAATGTTTATTATTATTACAAGATGCTTCTGCTTAAAAAAGAGATTTCTCTTATTAGCGTTGCGGAAGATTTTGGAAAAATGGGAGTTTTTTCTACAATGCTTGAAGCGTTTACACTTTGCTGCGCTCAAATGGAGCGTGAGAACATCACGAAAAGAACTTCTAGCGGCAGAGCCATTAAGGCTGCAAGCGGTGGATATAGCGGAGGCAAGGCTCCGATGGGGTATGAGGTTAAGGACGGGGAACTTTCAATTAAAGAAGATGAAGCAATAATTGTTCGGCGTGTTTTTGAATTGCGTGATGCTGGCAATACAATTCGTGGCGTAGCGGACAAATTGAATGAAGAAGGCTACTGCGGCAGAAATGGAAAGCCGTTTACATCTAGCACAATTCAATCCATTCTTGGGAACAGAAAAACCTATGAAGGCTACTACCGTTACGGCAAAAGCGATGAATGGGTTAAAGGAAAGCAAGAGCCTATTTTGTAAAAGATACGGAGGGCATTTTCATGATTGAAAAGAAAGTTGAAGAATCAACCGCTTGCAATGCGTTTATGAAGAACGCAACTGCTGTAATTCTTGAATATGTGCTTGAAGTTGGAATTGATAAAGCTGTAAAAGATTGCGTTAAAGATAGCGAAATCGTTCATTGTTTTCCCCATCTTGAATCCTACGCAAAGGAACACGGATTCATTTAACCCGACAGACATGGTATCGGATTGCTGAACAGAGAAAGGCTGGATAATATGCGGGGAGAAGAACTGATTGTTAAGAATGGTAGCATCACACTGCGGTCTATGCTTGACTTTGGTGGATTCCTTGAAATTAAGAGGTTCTTGGAAGCCTGTCATTCGGAAAACTGCACCGTGACTTTTGCAAACGAGGAGATTGTCATTTTTCCGAATGAATACGATGCTGCTAAAGATGCTATCGTTTTTATTTACGGCACATTGGCAGAAAGACACAGTATCATTGAAAAGTATCTTCGTTACAAGTTAATGCTTGGGGATGAAGAACCGAAGCCTACTTTATATAACCAGTGAAAGGAGTAGCTCATGGACAACTTTAATGCCATTTACAAGATTCTCAAACTGCTGGATAAGCACAAGGGCGATGAAGAATTTGACTATGAGCTTATCTCTGCAAAAGCAATGAAGATGAAGGTCTCTGACTGGGAGCAGATTATGATTGAACTGCAAATGAACGGTTTCATTCGCGGTTTGGTCTACACGCAAGACTTGACGAACAAGTTCCCGCATATTGTAGAGCCGATTCACCCGCAGATTACCTTGAAAGGCATGGAGTATCTCTCCGAAAACAGCATAATGAAGAAGGTAGAAAAAGGGTTAGAAACGGTCGGGCAGTTCTTTTAATTGATTTTGAGAAATAAAATTTCTGAAATCGCATTATAAAACCGAATATTTGATTTTTGTGCAGTTGTAGGCACTCTTTACATTTTCAGGTAGGGGGTGCCTATTTTTTTATGCAGCCAAAGCAGTGTATCGCCATCATCGACAGCATCAAAGCGTATGCAAAGCAGAATCCGACCGAAGCGCAGGTCTATGAGGACTGGTTTCAGGCGGTGGTGAACCTGAGAGACGCTCTGCCACAGGATAAGCGGTTCGATGCCTACAAATACTCTGGTGAGTTACGTTCCGTCTGCGCAGCCATAATGGGCAAGATGAAAACAGGCGAAGACGTGGCGAAGGTCTATGACATTATCAGCCGGACGTACCTGTTTGAGGCAAAGGATGTGTTCGACAGCTATTGCATCTACCTTGAATGGAATCGTGCGCCGGAGAAAAAGTTTTATCAGCCACGAAGAAAGGTGCTAAAAACTGTTGCGAACGCACTGCAAGACCTTGCGGATGACAGACTTGACTTGCTGGCAATCTCGATGCCCCCCGGCTGTGGTAAGACGGCTCTAGCTATTTTCTATTTGACATGGCTTGCCGGAAGAACCCCTGACGAACCGATGCTTACAGGCTCTCACTCGAACAGCTTTGTTCGTGGCGTTTATGACGAGTGTTTGCGTATATTCGACAAGGACGGAGAGTATCTGTGGAATGATGTTTTCCCGGACGTTACTGTGTCGAACACAAATGCGAAGGACTGCCGCATCGACTTAGGCAAGAGAAAGCGCTTTGAAACGCTGGAATTTACGTCTATTGGAACTGGTAATGCTGGTTTGTACCGCGCATCTACGCTTCTTTACTGCGATGACCTTGTATCCGGCATCGAGGTTGCTCTCTCAAAGCCACGCCTTGATAAGCTGTGGGAAACGTACACTACAGACCTTAGACAGCGTAAAATCGGCAACAAGTGCAAGGAACTGCATATTGCTACACGCTGGTCTGTCCATGATGTTATCGGACGATTAGAGCAAAACTACGGCGATTCCGACAGGAACAGATTCATTGTTATGCCAGCAATGAACGAAAAAGACGAATCCAATTTCGATTATGACTATGGTGTAGGATATAGCACAGAAACGCTCCGCAAGCAACGCGAAGTCATGGATGAAATGAGTTGGAAAGCGCTGTACATGAACCAACCTGTTGAGCGTGAAGGTCTGCTGCTCCCTGCCGATGAACTGCGGTATTTCAATGGCGTTTTGCCTGATGGAGAGCCTGATCGCAAGCTCATGGTCATGGATATTGCATGGGGCGGCGGCGACTTCACCGCCTGTCCTATCGCTTATGTGTACGGTGACGCCGTATTCATCCCAGACCTTGTGTTTAATAACGGCGATAAGACCGTGACCAGACCGGAAGTCGTGGGCAAAATCATCCAGCACAAAATCAATGTGGTGCGCGGCGAAGCCAACAACGGCGGTGACGAATACTGTGACGTGGTAGACAGCCAGCTTCGGCAGCAGGGTTATCACTGCTCTGTTCGCAGCCAACGTGCGCCAAGTGGTCAAAGCAAGCTGTCCAGAATCATCCAGTATGCGCCGGACATCAAGCGGTTCTACTTCCTTGATGAAAAGCACCAGTCGAAAGAGTACAAGGCATTCATGGAACAGGTGACAATGTTCACGCAGCTTGGCAAAGTTCCGCACGATGATGCACCGGATAGTCTGGCACAGCTTGCCGATGAATTGTATAACGGAATCAGTAAAATTGAGCCTGTCAAGAGGCCTTTTTGATTAAAAACACAATATATTGTGTTCGCTGGGTCTATTTATTTGATTTCACCACTTGACAAGGCTTATAATGTACGCAGGAAGATTTGCAGCTTCCTCTAAGGAATAGCCCAGCGCAGCAAGGTTTTTTCATTTTTACTTGCTTGGGCGTCAATAGGCATATTCCTCCTTTCACCGGTGGAGGTTTTCTCACTCTTTTGCCTTCACCGGGCTTTATATGTTGCGTTTCCAATTGTAAGGGGAATGCCAGACTGTCTCCCCCACGGCTGGCAAGCAACGGTTCGATTCCGTTACGCAGCACAACCATCTTCTTTGCTTGGCTTTCTATTCTCTGAATCCTCCACCGCTACTCCCGGCTCTCGATGCAATGGTTAGGCATGACATTGCAAAGAGCAGCGGTTAACCAATCAAGCCGGGCTTTTATGTTGCATTAGCTCAGTATGGCTAGAGCATCCGGCTCATAACCGGACATACATTGGTTCAAATCCATTATGCAGCACCAAAATTGCAGCTTACCCGTTTACGTCTGTCCAACAACTGAATGTAAAGGCTGCAATGGTTTTCTTCGGGCGAAGAATAGCACGGCTGGAAGTGCGAACAGTTTCCCAGTAGCTTCTGACAGGTCTGTGCTCAACAGCCTGTTTCCAGAAATCCAACGAAAGGAGCACAGATGGTAGCAAAAGTACGATGCAAGCGTCCTCGAAAAGACGCAAACGGTAATCCGTGTGATTGCGGACGTTATCTTGGCGAAGTAGAAGGTAAGTTCTCCCTTCTGTGTCCTCTTTGCCATTGGATTACAATTGGAGATTCCAACCTTCCAAAAGATACATGGGTCTCCGTACCAAAGTTTAAAAACTGAATAGCTTTTGAAGCGCAGTTGTAAGCGCAGTGAGATAGACCTTAACAGGTTTGTCTTGCTGCGCTTTTTATTTTGCCGGAAAGGAGGAACGCATGGCTGAGTATCAGATGGTTGTTGACGGTTTTTTGAATGAGCCGTTGACCGGACGTAGATCGATTGAAACGCCGGAAACAGAAATCAATCAAGCAAATGTGCTGAAAGTGGTCATGGGCAAGGCAGAGCCTATTCATCTGCTAAACAAGAACGAGATTCGCTTTCTGCACAACTACTACTTGGGTAGCCAGCCTGTCCTCCGCCGCACGAAGGAGTACCACGCTGAAATCACCAACCGCATTGTAGAGAACCACGCCAATGAGTGCGTGGGCTTCTACACAGGTTACATGAGCGGCACTCCCTGCTCTTATGTGCGGTCTGAGACGGCAACCGGTGACGGTGAGGAAATCGCACGGCTGTCCAACGCCTTGCAGTATGAGGGCAAGGACGCGCTTGATCGACGGCTCTGGCAGTGGATGTTGGAGTGCGGACAGGGATATCGCATTGTTCTTCCAGACAAGGGGTACAACGGTAACTACCCGGACGAAACGCCCCTGCTAGTGGATGTTCCAGACCCGGACATGGCGTATGTGATTTACAACTCCGGCATCGGTCACAAGCCCATTGCCAACGTGCTGCACATCCCACGCAATTATCAGAATGACCTGAGCGACCTGATTTGCGTGTATACGCCAAACCAGTACTTTGAAATCGACAACAGCAAGGTCACAAAATCGGAGAATCATTCTCTTGGAATGCTGCCGATGGTCGAATACAAGCTGAACCCGGAGCGGATGGGTCTGTTTGAACCGGCCATCCCTGTGTTGGATGCCATCAACGACCTTGAAAGCAACCGTTTGGACGGCGTGGCGCAGTTCATCCAGTCCATCATGGTGTTTACCAACTGCCTTGTGGACAAGGATGCTCTCGACCAAGTGAAGGAACTTGGCGCAATGTGCCTGAAATCCACTTCTGGTCTGCCCGCTTCTGTTTCTCAGATTGCAAACGAGCTTGACCAGCAGCAGAGCCAGACCCTGCTTGATTCCATGTTGAACGTGTACCGCAGTCTGACTGCCATGCCTAGTGCCACTGGCAGCGAGAACGCGACGTCCGACAACGTGGGCGCAGTTATCGTTCGCAACGGCTGGAATCACACCGAAGCAAGGGCACAGCAGTACGAGAATATGTTCAAGTACGCTGAACGCCAAAGCCTATCTGTAATGCTGAAAATCCTGCGTGACACGGCTGGTTCTAAGCTGATGGCAAGTGACATCAACATCAAGCTGCCACGCCGTCAGTACGACAACCAGCAGAGCAAGGTTCAGATTTTTGCGCAGATGCTCAGCCAGACCATTGACCCGCAGTTGGCGTTCACTACGCCCGGTCTGTTCCCAGACCCGCAGGCTGCTTACGAAATGAGCAAGCCATTCCTGATTGCTGCTGGAAAGCTGGGCGAGGATGGGAAAGCACCGAAGCCGCAAGAGCCACAGGCGAAACAATTTGTCGATGCCGACAAAACATCGACTGATGAACAGCCTGAGAATACTAACAAAGAAACAGAGGGCGAATAACCCTTTGCTATAAACACGGCAGGGAAGCCGGGATACAAATTTCGCAGCGTTGCAGGGAAGCAACGGTAAAAAAAACGCAGGAGGAAATTAACAATATGAAACTCAATGTGTTGCTTGGTGATGCCTACAAAGAGGGCATGACCGCCGATGAAATCATCTCTGCGCTTGAAAAGGTTGCAGACCCTAGCGCAGAGGTCGAGAAGCTGCGCAACGCCGTGACGAAAGCCAATGGCGAAGCTGCCGAGTACAAGAAGCAACTCAAGGCAAAGCGTACTGATGACGAGAATGCCGCACAGGAACAGGCTGACAAGCTGGCAGAGATGCAGAAGCAGATTGAAGCCCTTACTGCCGACAAGGAGAACCTTGTCAAGGAAAAGACCCTTGCATCTTACCGTGAGAAGTTTGTTGCACAGGGTTATGATTCTGAACTCGCCAACAAGGCTGCATCTGCACTAGCTGATGGTGACATGGACAAGGTGTTTAAGTTCCAGTCGGAGTTTATGACCGCCCACGACACCGCATACAAAGCTTCTCTGCTGAAGGATATGCCCACACCTCCGGGTGCGGATGGCAATGGTGACGGCGCAGATAGCGCAGGTGTTTCCTTTGCTAAACGCTTTGCGAAGGAGCGCGCGGACGCAAACAAGGCATCGAGTGACGCAATGACCGCTTTCCATTAAGGAGGAAAACATGAAGTATACCACTACTCCGGTATCGGCTCCTGAAAGCACTATTCTGGCTGCTGATACCTACGTTGCCATTCCCTTTACCGTCAAGGAGACCAATGCTGTTCCGGCTGGTTATCCTATGGCAAAGACTGGTCTGAAAGCTACTGCCACTACTGGCACTAGTGCTGCTGATGCAGCCACCGATGCCATTGGCATTCTGCTGCACACTGTTGACCCTGCCGTCAACCCCAATGGCGCACTGCTGATTCAGGGCGTTATTGATGTGGACAAGGCAAAGCTGTCTGGCTTTACCTATTCTGCAAACGATATTGCCGCTCTGAAAAAGGCTGTTCCCGCCGTTTTCTGCCGTACCGATGTTGGCGCAAAGAGCGAGTAAGGAGGACTAAATTATGGCACTGAATCTGAATGAAATCTTCTCCCCTGCTGCGATTGCCGCCTACTGGACGAATGACCCGACCAATGCGCAGCCCTATGCTTCTGATGCTCTGTTCCCCGCCCGTAAGAAGGTCAGCATGGAACTGAAGTGGCTGCGTGGTCACAAGGGCGTTGGCGTTTCGCTGAAGCCTAGCGTGTTCGACACTAAGGCTACGTTCCGTACTCGTCAGGGCATCAAGATGACCGAGACCAATATGCCGTTCTTCCGTGAGGGCACTCACATTGACGAGGAAGACCGCCGCAAGATTATCTCTGTTCTGGCTACCAATCAGGAGTTTGCGGCAGACGTTATTAATCGTGTCTACGATGATACCGCACAGCTTATTACCGGAGCTCGCATTGTGCCTGAGCGAATGGTGTGGCAGCTTCTGGCTCCTAAGACTGGCAAGCCCGGCATCTCCATCGAATCCAACGGCGTGAGTTACGTCTACGATTACGACCCTGATGGCACTTGGCAGCAGTCCAATTACAAGGCTCTGGCTACCAAGGAGAAATGGGATGCTCCTACTACTGCAACCCCCATCGCCACGATGACCACTGCCGCAAACACCGTGCTAGCAAACACTGGTGAGATTATCACCGATGCCTACATGAACACCAACACTTTCCACAAGATGATTGCTGCGGATGAAATCAAGAACCGGTTCCTGACGGTTATGAAGACCGCCACCGCCGTTCTTGTCGATTCTGAAGCACGTTCTGTTATCGAAAGTGCATCCGGCATCCGCATTCACCTGTATGACAAGATGTTCAAGCCGGAAGAGACCGCTGCTGCCGAGAAGTATTTGCCTGATGGCTATGTTGTGCTGGCTCCTTCTGGTTCTCTGGGCAATATGTACTATGTTGCCACCCCTGAGGAAGCCGACCTGATGGCTGGCATCTCCAACGCACAGGTTTCCGTTGTGAACACAGGCGTTGCTGTTACCACCGAGCAGACCGTGCAGCCTGTCAACACCAACATCTACGTCTCTGAAATCGTCCTGCCGTCCTTTGAGCGCATGGACGCTGTGTACTGCATCAAGGCTTACTAAGGCGAAAGGAGGAAAGCAGCATGGGAGACCAGTATTCCGAAGCGGCAGTCAAGCTGGGGCAGTACATCGCCCCTGCACTTGACCGTGAAATCACGGACGAGGACTACCCACTCTTCGACCTGCTGCTTGATTTCGCCAAAGATAAGATATTTGCACAGGGCTACCCCTTCGGCAATAGACCTGACGAGCTGCCCTTGCAGTATCAGTCATTGCAGATACGCATTGCAGCGGAACTGTACAACCACATCGGTGCAAACGGACAGACGAGCTATACCAACAATGGTATTACTCGTGTGTGGGAAAGTTCCGATGTGGCACAATCCCTGCTAAATGAAGTGGTTCCGAGAGTAGGTGTTATCGGCTGATGTTCAATGGAAGCCCGCTGGATAAACGCCCGCTGTGGTATTCAAACCCGGTCGGCGAGAAAACGCCTGTCGTGGACGAATGGGGAAACGAGACTGGCGAATCCGCATACGAATCGTGGAGTGACCCCGCGAAGCTAATGCTGAACGTCAGCCCGCCTACTGGTTCTGCGGAAGCAAACCCTTTTGGAGCGTTCACGGATTACAGCTACGTTGTCAGTTCGTCCAGCAAAAAGCGCAACACACCGCTTTATGAAGGCACGCGCGTCTGGTTTCAGACGGACGTTTCAAAGCCCTTCAATTACATCGTGGTCAAGGTCGCAGAGCATATTACAGACACGAAGTATGCGCTGAAAGAGGTGGCTGCAAGTGAAAATTAAAGTGAGGTTGAGCGATGCCGGACTTCGTGATGCGGAACGTCAGATACAGGAGTACAAGACCACCCTGAACAAAAAGGCTAGAGCGTTTGCTTTTCACCTTTCTTGGCTGGGACTTGAAGTCGCAAAGGTGCGGTTCGCTAATGCGGAATACGCTGGTTCCAATGACGTGAAATGCCACATCAACCAAAAAGACAAGACTTGTACCATCGTTGCAGAGGGCAAGTCAGTTGCCTTTATAGAGTTCGGTACTGGCGTACATCACAACGGATATGGCGGCGAATTACCGCCCGGCGTTGGTGCACATGGTTCCTACGGCAAAGGGCAAGGCGCAAACCGCAGATGGTACTACTACGGAGAATCCGGCAATTCTGGCACACCTGTCAAGCAGGTGGATGGTAAAGGCCAGTTGAATTACACCGATGGCAACGAACCAGCTATGGCTATGTGGGGGGCTGTTGAGGAAATGGCTTCTCAAGTCGAAGCAACGTGGAGGGAGGTTTGGAATAGTTGATCGATTATTTCAACTCTATTTTCACGGCTGTTGCTAAGGAACTGCGAAAGCAAGTGCCCGGCATCTTCGTTACTGGTGAAATCAATGACAGCAATGTCAAGAAGTTTCCGTGTGTGCAGATAGAGGAAAACAGCAATCTTCCTGTGCACATTGATTCTGCCGGTCACAGCAAGTACGCTGCCGTTTCCCTGCGTGTTCGTGTATATTCCAACAAAACCAGCGGACGCATTGCAGAAGCACGCTCCATTGTTGGAATCGTGGATTCTGTTCTTGAACCGCTTAAATTTTATCGCAAATCGTTTGCCCCGTTGAATGGGCTGTACAACAATTCCGTCTATCGGATTGATTGCAGCTACGGGGCAACAATCGGAGAGGACGGAATGATTTACCGAAACTAAGGAGGTAAACATTCTATGAGTACTGCTATCTCCGGTCTGAATACCACCCTGTATTGTGGCGACAGCGCAACCGCTCTGACGAAGCTGTGCGACATCAAGGATGTGCCCGACCTGATCTCTGAGCCGAACCTTCTGGATGCCACTACCTTGTCTGACCCCATGCAGGTCAACATCTTTGGCATTATCCAGAGCGACACCAAGTCTTTCACCGCCAACTACAACAAGGCTGACTATACGAAGGTCAAAGCAGCTGGCTATGATGAGACTTCCGAGAGCAACGCTGTGAAGTACTACGCCCTGAAGATGCAGGACGGCTCCGGCTTCACTTGGCAGGGTATGCATCAGGTTGGCTTGTCCGGCTTTGGCGTAGACGAGGTTGTGGAAATGACCATCAACTGCATCTTCACTAAGAAGCCTGAGTTCAGCGAGACCCTGACCGTCACTGGCGGCTAAACCGCAAAAATCGAATCAATCAAACCGGGCAGAACTGAACAACGGATTTGGTTCTGCCTCTATTTATAAAGGAGAGCATTTATTATGGCTGCTAAGGTTATTAACTTTCATTCCCCCGATGGTAAGAACACTTACGAGCTGACCTTCACCCGTGACAGCGTGGAAGCCACCGAACGCGCAGGCTTTCAGATTGGCCAGTACACCCAGATGACCAATCTGCTGTCTAATTCCCGTGCCCTGTTCTACGGCGCTTTCATCGCGCGGAACAAGGGCATCAAGCGCAAGGTCGTGGACGAAATGTTCCAGCACATCGAGGATAAGGAAGACCTGATGGGCGTTCTGCTTGAGATGTTCATGGACGCTTCTAAGTCTCTGCTGGCAACTGACACTGAGGACAAGACCGCAAAAAACGCAACGTGGGAGATTGTGTAACTGCACAATCTCAGGAAGCAGATGGAGATGGGGAACCATTCTCTTTCTCCAAGCTGTTCCACGATGTAGAAGCCTATTACATCTCCATCGGCATGACATACGAACAGTTTTGGTACGGCGATGTCTGGCTGGCGAAAGTTTACCGTGACGCAGAGGAGCTACGGGAACGCAGAGCCAACGCTGAAGCGTGGAGAAATGGCTTTTACATGGCATCTGCGCTTTCCTCTACGGTTGGCAATATGTTCCGAAAGAAAGGGTCTAAGCCCATCAAGTACATGGATAGACCGATTCCCCTTACCCAAAAGGAGAAAGACGAGTATGAATACCAACGCGCAGTTGAGGCGCAGGAGCGAATCAAGAGAATGATGTTCTCTATGATGGAAAGTGATGGTGGTAGTGATGGCTGATGTTGATATTACGAGCTTATCCGTAGAGATTTCTGCGGAATCGCAGGGCGCAGAGCTTAATATCGACAAGCTCGCTACCGCCATTTCTAATTTGCGCACAAAGGGCAACGTCACAAAGGTTGTGAACAGCCTTGACAAGCTGGCCGGTTCCATTGCAACGCTGAAACAGGCATCCGCTGGAATGTCTGGGCTGGACAAAATCACCAGCTTTCTGAATGGGCTTTCCAACGTCAACACGACCGCAAGCGCAAAGAGCATCAACACGGTCGTGAATGCCATCAAGAAGATTCCCGCTGCGGTTTCTGGGCTGAACGGTGTGGACTTCTACTCCATGTCCGGGAGCATTACTCAGCTTACTAGCGCTTTGGCTCCATTGTCCATTCTGGACGCATCGAGCCTTAAGGCTCTTGGCAGTGCTTTCAATGCAATCGGAAAGGTTCCTGACCTGACCGACAAGCTGAAAGCGACTGACCTTGATTCTTTTGCAAGCTCTTGTCAGAAGATTTCTACTGCCCTTACTCCCCTTGCATCTCAGCTTGACAAGGTGGGCAACGCTTTTGCAAAGCTCCCGCCGCAGTTGAGCAAGGTTGTCACACAGGCGAACCGTGTGACCGCTGCCAACGAAAAGCAACGCAAGAGCTATCTCAGCCTGTCCAATCAGATGAACGGATTTATGCGGAACATGGCAAAGTTGGTTTCGCTGAAAGCCATTGCTGAGTATCTTGGCAACGCTGTTGCGAAGTTTAACGATTTCTATGAAGCAACAGACCTGTTCCATAATGCTATGGGCAATTTGAGCGGTGAAGCTGATACGCTCATTAGCAAGATGCAGGGCTTACTTGGCGTTGATCCGACCAAAGCGATGACCTACATGGCCACCATCCAGAGCTTGGGCACTTCGTTTGGTCTGGCCAGCGACAAAGCATACATTCTGTCCAAGAACCTGACTCAGCTTGCCTATGACGAAGGCTCCTATTGGAACAAGAATGTTGCAGAGACCTTTACCGCAATGTCTTCCGCAATCTCTGGCGAGATTGAGCCTATTCGCCGTTTGGGTGTTGACCTGTCTCAAGCACGGTTACAGCAGGAGCTTCTAGCCTTGGGTTTTAACAAACAGGTTTCTAGTCTGTCTCAGGCAGATAAGGCGGTTCTGCGTTACATTGCCATTATGAAGCAGACTGCCAACGTGCAGGGCAACCTTGCACAGACCATCCAAAGCCCTGCGAACCAGATTAAGATTCTGAAAGCGCAGTTGGATATGCTGGCGAAGTCTGTTGGCTCTTTGCTCTACCCTGCCCTGAAAGCCATTCTCCCCCCGCTGATTGCCGCTGTTCAGCTCATCCGAGAATTTGTTGAGTGGGTGGCAAAGCTGATGGGCGTGAAGGTCGTGTTCACTGATTTCACTAAAAGCGCTGACAGCGTTGGTGGCATTGGTGACGCAATGGATGACACGGCAGATTCGACAAAGAAAGCCGCCAAAGCCCTCAAGGATTACACGATGGGCTTTGATGAACTGAACATTATTGATCCAACGCAGGGAAGTTCCGGCTCTGGCAGTGGCGCATCCGCTGGCAACATCTTGGGCGATGTAGACCTGTCCGGCTACGATATGTTCAAGGACTACATCGGTACGACGATTGATGAAGTCAAAGCGAAATTGGAAAAGTTGGCTCCTTTGGTTGCTGGTATCGCTGCCGGATTTGCAACGTGGGCTATTGGCAACGCTTTGATGGATGCTCTTAGCAAAATCAAAGGCGACGGAACCTTGATTGAGGGCATTCTCAAACTTTGGAAGTCTCCCATTATGGGAGCAGCTGTCGCTGTTGGCATCATGGTTGCTCGTTTTGTTGACCTATACCAAAACAGTGAGGCGTTCCAAAAAGGCCTTGAACGTGTTCGAGCTATGATTTACCTTGCTGCGGAAGGGCTTAGGCAGGGTTGGAATATATCACTCACAGATGGAAAACTCGGAGAATCCATCAAATACCTGAAAGAATCTTTTTCTAACTTAAAGCAAGTAATCTGGAATCTCATTCCAGAAAGTTGGCAGGAGGGCATTTCTTCTGCGTTCAAAACAATCTCTAACGTTGTAAAAGGCCTTGATCTTGATGTTGGTGATTTAATTACAACACTTATGGGCATCGGTCTTATTGTTAGCGGTCATCCTGTAGCCGGTCTTGCTGTTCTTGGTTTTGAAGCTATCACTGTTGCAGTTCGTGGTCTTGGTAGCGAAAGTCAAAAAGAAGCTTTTGAGATGGAAACGGACTGGTTCAATGCTTTCAAGTCTATGGGCGAAAAAGTTGCTGATTTTGTAGGTGGCGCAATTACAGCCATTGGAAATCTTATCAATGATTTCGCAATTTTTATTGGATGGATTCAGAACGGTGTTTCCGAAACTGACAGGCTTGACTTACAGATGAACGGTAACTTCATCGAGAATGCCGTTATGGGCATTGCTCAGCTGATTCACGATGTCGGAGTGTTTGTCGGATGGATTACCAATGGAGTGAGCGAAACCGACCGTCTTGATATTCAGATGAACGGTAACTTCATCGAAAAGGCGGTTCTTGGTTTTGCTGACCTTATCAATTGGGTAAAGGATGTTGTTACATGGTTCGTACATCTCGATGAACACGTCGAAAACGGTGCGAGAGCTGTCCATGGATTTATTGATGATATCAAAACGTGGGCAAAAGATGCCGCAAAAGCTGCTTCCGATATGGTAACAGCCGTTGCAAATGCTATTGCTTCTCTTCCTTCCAAAATGTTTGAAGCAGGCAAAAACATTTGGCGGGGCCTCGTAAATGGTATCAAAAGCGGCATTGAAACCGCAAAAGGCGCTGCGGCAAATCTTGCAAAAGCTATCATTGACAAGTTCACGACAGATACTGAAATTCACTCTCCCTCCGCTCTGTTTGAGCGCTTTGGTAAATTTATTGACCAAGGCCTTGCAAACGGTATCACTGCAGCACTTCCTTACGTTGAACAAGCTATGACCAATCTGGCAAATGCGGTTCAGCAGAAGGGCAACGAGATGATTGACTATGGCGCAGACGTTGCAAACGGCTTTGTTGATAACATGGTCAATACGTTTGACGCAAAGTGGAATGAAATCGACAACGGTCTTAAGAGCGACTTCGTTGGCACGATTAAAAGCATGATCGATGCGGTCAAGAAAGGCGATATCCAAACCGTCGCCGAAAACACAGCAGCCATCATCTGGAAGGCAATGGGGGAGGAAAACCGAAAACAGGTCAAGTCTTACGCTTCCGACTTGGTTTCCAATCTCACCAGTGCTCTTAAAACCGTTGGTTCCAAAGTATTTTCTTCTGCAAAACTCATCGGGAGCAATATCTTAGCTGGGATTACTTCAAAATTTGGAGAAATTTCCACGCAAGTTGTAGGTCTCGGTAGCAAGATTGCAACGTCTTTTTCCGCTTTGATCGGGCCAATCTCAGCATCCGGCAGGGCAATCAGTATTGGCCTTTCTTCTGGCGTTTTGAGTCAGTTCCCGTCTATCATCGCTGGCATTGCCGGGCTTATCGGTCAAATTGGAGCTGCATTTATGGGCATCTTGCAGACCATCGGCAGTGTTTTGACCTCTTTAGGTATTCCGACTGGTGTCATCATGATTGCTGGCGGCGTCGCAATTGCAGCCGCCATCGCAGGAATTGTCGGAACGCTTGTTGGAAAGCACGGAACAAGCTCCAGCCCGTCCGTAGACAATAACTACTCGAGCTACCCTGGCACGAGCGATTACGATTCCGCTAACGGCTCTACCACATCTGTTGGGAGCTATTATCCAAGTTCTTCTGCCAGCGGAGCAAGCCCCGAAGAGCTCCGCAGTGCCGTCCATGATGGCTGCTATAATGCATTCCTTGACATCTTCCAGCGGTACGGAGACGAGCTTACCGGAGGGAAAGAACTCAAGATTTACCTTGACGGAAAGCAAATCACTGCGTCCGTTGAGAAACGACAGTCTGAGCGTGGGTTCCAGATTATGGGAGACGAAGTTTACAGCTACTAAGGAGGTTTACGTTTATGCAATCTCTCGTCACAGTAAATGGCAGAGAGCTGCCTGAGCCTTCTTCCTACGACGCTACAACAAGCACTATAGTCGATTCTGGACGAAACGTACAAGGCAAAGTCGTTGGGTCTGTGGTGCGGCACGATGTTGCGAAGATTTCCCTAAAATGGAATTATCTTACCGCAAGACAGTGGGCGGACATCATCGGGCCGTTCACCACAAACTTTTACTGCACTGTTCGGTTTTATAACCAAGCGACTGCAAGCTACACGACAAGGCAAATGTACGTTTCTGATAGAACCGCTGGGATGTGGAGACGTTCCCCGTCCAACGGAAACGTCATGGGATGGGTCGGAGCAGCCCTTAGCCTGGTTGAAGTTTAAGAGAGGTGATTATTCATGGGCTTTCTGCCTTCCAACAAGTGGCTTGAGCAATACGACAAAACACTTGTTCCGGAGATGTTTGTTCGCATCACTTATCACGTCTCTGACGATAAGGCGCAAGCAGACGCTATTGCCAGCTCTTCCAACCAGGCTCTATTCAGCAACACGTTGTCTGTCACAGACCTGGATTCTGCTTCTTTAGCCAATTATGCCACCGGAGAACCTAATTTGTGGGTCCTTGATGGGAGCAAACTTTTGGTCCCAGGTTCAGAGCCCTACGAGAACGCTGGGTATTTAAGCATGGATTGTGTTTCTGACACAAACCATCCGATTATCACTTTCTCTTTCAGCAAAACACACACTGAGAGAATCCCCGGAATTACAATCGTGTGGTCGTCTACTTTAAATGAATATGCAAAATCTTTTAAATTGACGGTCTATAACGGCAGCGAGCTTGTTGCAACAAAACAAGTTGATGACAACCAGTCTGTTGAATCCTCTGTAGATTTTGAGATTTCCGGATATGATTCAATCAGTTTGGAAATTTTAGAATGGTGCATCCAGGGACGCAGAGCCAGAGTGGAACAAGTTGAATTTGGTCTGCGCGTCCAATTTAGCAAAGCAGATTTGCTTTCTTATACGCACGAATCAAAACGCGACCCAATTTCTGGGCAGCTTTCCAAAGATTCCGTTTCGTTTTCTGTTGACAACTCCGAGCAACGCTGGAACCCGGTAAATCCAGGTGGGCTTTATCGGTATCTTTATGAACGTCAGGAGATTTCAGTTCAGTACGGCATGGACATTGGAGATGCGGTCGAATGGATTGATGGAGGAAAGTTCTTTCTTTCTGGATGGACAATTCCGGCGAATGGCATAACGGCGTCGTTTGATGCCAGAGACGCTCTGTCTTTCCTCCAAGATTCCATCTATACCGGGCACACGAGCGGAACGCTGTATCAGATGTGCTTTGATGCATTGGAACTTCTGGATGTTCCCGGGATATCTTACGAAATTTCGGAAGAATTAAAGGACTATTCTTGCGACATTTCCTCCGATACTTCTTCCTACAAAAACGCAGACATTCTTCAGCTTGCTGCAAACGCAGCCGGGATGGCTCTTTACCAATCCAGAGATGGGGTCATTCACATTGAACGTGTCCCTCTTGTTCCAGTCACGAGGTCTGGTATTGAGGAAATATCGCTCTTGAATAGCTTTAAATACCCAGAAATAACGTTTTCGACAAAAATAAAAAACGTATCGTGCAAGGTTGGCGGCGAATCCGTTTTTTATCCAGCCGGAGCTAGTGGGAACGGAGCGACCCAAAGCATCAATAATCCGCTTGTATCGAAATCTGTATCTTCTAGCGCAAAAAATGCGTTGACCGAAACATACGCACTTCTTTCTAACAGAAGAAAGGTAAACCTGGAATTTCGTGCAAGCCCTCATATTGATGCGTTATCCTTTGTCAGGGCCAACCACCAGTTTGGATATGCATCTAACGTTCTCGTTACGGACGCCAAGTATACCTTTAATGGCTGTTTTAAAGGGACGATGGAAGGATATATGGTGGAAAGCGTAAGTGCTCTTAGGCTTGACAGGGATTCCATTTCCGTTGCTCCTGGAGAGACTGTTCGTTTAACCGCAACGCTTGTTCCTTCCTCAGAGGATTCCCCGGCAATCGGATGGGAAACATCTCCTCCCGGCGTTGTTTCCATTTCTGTGGTTTCTAACAAAGGCGGCGTTTCCGCTTGCGACATTTCTTTTGTTTCCAGCGGAGATGCTGTAGTCACAGCCTTCGTATCTTCCGTATCTGCAAAGTGTACTGTTATCAGTCAGGCTCCGTCTTTGTCGGATATGCCGGAAGGATCGTCTGTTTGCATTGAAGAAAGTGGTGCGGATGTAGAGGTTGTTGTTGCAAAACATGGGTATGAGCCTGGCTTAAATGGTCCAGGGAGAACACTTCTCATCAGGAAAGAACCTCTTCCTGAAACAGTGTGGAACCAGACACACGTCAATACATACGACGGAAGCTCCATCGACAGGCTGTTGAAGGAAGATTACGCAAACAGATTTAGCGATACCGTCAAGTCCGCAATGGGGCTTACTTCTTTCTATTACACGGTAGGTGGTAGCACTACGGAAATCAGAACGCTTTCTCGCAGTGTTTTTCTCCCGTCTATTTATGAGATGTTTGACCCGGAAGACAAAAACGCAGATGTTTATGTAAATGGCAGTAACCCATTTTTCAAAAAAGAAGGTTCTGTACTACCAAAGCAAACCCGAAATGTTTTTGTTCAGTCTTATGATGATTCCGCCAATCGTCTTATCCGCAGATGGTCACGTTCCCCTGCATGGCGAGATTTTGATGGAAACCATATCGTGGGCCAACTCGTTGGGACTTACAGTCTTGGAACGTCTAGTGCAGGTAGGATTTTTTTCCTCACAGAGCAGTACAATGCTTGGAGCTCTAACAAGTTCAGCCCTGCTTTCACGCTTCCGTCCACGACTAAAGTCGGCAACGGCAAAAAGATTTTGCTTTAAGGAGGGACTATGGCGATTTGGATTACAGACAGAAGCCAAGACGATGTTGACCGCCTAAAGTTCATTTACGGCAAAGCCGTGAACGGGACCTGGACGGATGAGGAAAAAGCAGAGTGGCTTTCCGGTATGAAAGGGGCTCTTGACTACAGGGATTTTTCGAGAATAGAAACCGGCATATCCGAGCTTGCTTCACTTCTTGGTGCGGCCGTAGATGTCAAGACGGACTGGAACATAAACGGGTATCTTACCACGTCAGATGCTACTAGGTGGCTGTCGAATATCGAATCTATTCGTTCTAAAAACTCAGGAGACGCCAAAACTGCGCCGACACCTACGTCTATGGATAGGCTCGGATTCGAGACAATGAACCAACTTGAAAGCATTTTGTCAGACATAGAATCAATCGCCAAAACTTACGTTACTTTTTCTGGCGAATACATGGCTGGGGAGGGACAATATGGTTTTTGAAGACCGCATATCAAAATATCCTGGAAGGTGGACGTTAGTCCGTGAGGATGGGTCGTCTGAAGTTGTAACGCTCGTCCGAAACGACGAACCCATAAAGGACGGCACACCAATCAACGCATCCACTTTAAATGAGTTGAGCACAGTTGCAGGTGCCATCAACGCAAAAGAGGAAGCCGTTTCTGCGGCAAATTCCGCTGCGGAAGAACGTGCAAAAGCAGAACAGGCTGCAAAAAATGCCGCAAAAGATGTTTCTGCAATTGTAAAAGCAGACTCTGAAAATGCAACTTTGTCTGCTGCTGCTGCCAAGACAAGCGAAACCAATTCAAAGCGTTCGGAATCTCAGTCTGCTACTTATTTGCAGGGCACAAAAGAATACTTTGAGCAGGTCCGCACCATCACCATCGGTGCACAGGGGTGGTACGCCACGCCGGAAGCTCTGAAAGCCGCTGTTCCTGTAGGCGAAAACGGCTGGTGGGCGGTCGTTGGTACCACAGACACTATTTGGACGTGGGACAATGATACAAAATCGTGGAAAGACAGCATTCAAAAAGCCGATTTTTCCGACTACTATACCAAAGCTCAGGCCGACGCCAAGTTTGGCACCCCATACACCCTGCCGCCCGCTACGGCGGACCAGCTGGGCGGCGTGAAGGTGGGGGACTACCTGGACATCGCCCCGGACGGCACCCTCAGCGCCAAAACGCTCAATGACAAGATCGCTGCCGCCGTGGCGGTAAAGTCGGAGCCCCGGCTGGTGTGGAACCACTACGAAGAAACCGGAAA